CATAGCCTTTAGCTAATTGAACCTTCATGCGCTTGCTTGCTGGTTCAACTTCTACGCTGAGAAGCTTTGCTTTATCAATAGATGGTTGTGCTTCGGCCTGAGCCAAAAGTTTAACTAATGCCATTTTATATCTCCTTAATTATTAAAGAACTGGTACACTAAAAGTAAATTCAACAAAGTCTGTGTTTCCAAAGCTGAACGGTGTAGCCTGATCAACTGAGGTTGGATTTAGATAAGTACCGCTTGTATTTGATACATATAATCTTACTGAAGTAGTTGAACTATATGCTACATTTCCATGCCATGAACCAACTCCGGTATCCCTATAAATGGCGACACCCATTAATAGTGTAATATCCGCAGATGGTGATAGCATCTTTGCCGTATCAATTGTAAAACCTGCTGGCAAGTTTACTGTAAGTTGAGCTGAGTTGGGTGCGCCTGCAAGAGCAATCTTAACTCTGCACTCAAGGGTATCTCCAATTTTTCTATACATTCCTGTATAGGTTGAGTTTGTTGTCCAAGCTCCAGTAGGAGTAAATGCTACCCAACTTGTTGCTTGATTATCACCACCAAACTGCGTTGCTTGAAATGAAGTTTTAAAAGCATTATTAGAACCAGGATATCCTTTTAAAATAGCTCCGTTGGTATTACTTTTAGAAGCTGTTAATTTAATAATATGAGTACCAGCAGAAAGAGCTGCGGTTAGCCTAGAAAAACTAGCTAAATCAGAATCACCAGTAGCAGATTCATGGTTCCAATAACCGCAAACAACTGGAGTATTGCTATCAATTTGATATCCTAAAATGGCATCTCTAAAACCTACGTTGCCAGTAGAATTGATACATCCGTTATAGTTTATCAGAAGTCTTTCGTTGGCTACGGTAGTAACGGTCAACTGTACAGAATCAACCTGAGCCATTCCAGCGCCATCAACATCTGAAAATGCTTGGACAATCGTAAAATCTGCGGCAAGCGTTGTTTCAGTTACCGTAATTAATTTACTTCCACCACCATATTGAGTAACTTGGAATATAGAAGCAGCAGTAGATGATGCCGCAAGAAGTCGTGCAGTTCCAGCATTTTGTGGATTAGCCGCCATCAACTTAATAAGATGAACCCCTGGTGTAGAAATAGTAATTTTTCTAGTGCCTGTAACAGATTGAATTACCCCAGAACCACCTGCGAAATCAGTATCATCAAACCACAAAGTAGCATCAGAATCTACCTTAGCTCCTAAAGAAATTTGAGCATATGTAGCCCCGATCTGTTGAGCATGTCCTACATATCCTACTTCTACTGTTTCATTTGCAATTGAAGTAGTAATTGATACTTGTACAGACGCTACTTGAGATTCTGTAGAGCTAGTGAAATTGGCATCGGCACCCAAAACACTTTGTTGAGTTTGAATACTTCCTACAAAAGACCCACCTGATCCAGCTAAATCATCAGTTACGTTAAAATTTACGTCAGACATTATATCTCCTTATCGACTAAACCAATTTGATTGTTTATGTTCTTTTATATGACAAGTTGGGCACAATAGATTAAGATTATTTTCATCTAAAGCTAAATCAGGTCTTATGTCTCTTGGTATAATATGATGTAAATGTAATGATTTTCCATACAGTTCAATACATTCTTCATTTTTAAGAGAACATAAATTACAAATAAGATTCCTATTATTTTTTACTTTAGCTGCAAATTTCTTCCATTTACTGGTTGTTAAAAATCGTCTATGTGTTGGTTCAAAATCTTTTTCCATAGATTGCCAATAACAGGCTAAACTACAAAAATTGCTGTCATTTATTGTATTTGCCCTATAACTTTTAAGGCAATGCAAACAAATCCTGTCTAAAGCTGGTTGAAATTTCCAATGATTTAATCCACTTGTCATTTCTTTTCTATTTCGTCTCAGTATATCAAATTTTTTCATTTGATTTATTACAGTTGGTTTAGAAGATTTTGTTACTTTTGTTATCTTCTCTACAGACATTTTTTGGGTATAATATAAGTCCACAAGAACATCTTTAGACAGTTTTTCATTTATATTATTGAGTTTCATACAATTATCTTGAAAACCACGAATTTCCATCACTATAGACTCTTAATATACCATAATTTGCGGTGATTAATACTGAAGCAGCACCATCAATGGTTCCTGTTTGTGGGGTTACTGTAATATTATTAGTTCCGGCTCCACCAGATTCATCTTTAATATCAATAACTTTCCCGTTAATTTTATCATCATTTGAAAGAGTAATAGTTCTCGGAGCGGCTGTATTAGTTACCGCAATCAAACCTTCTCCTGTAGACATATAACTAACTGCTGTAGGAGTTCTAGAAATAACTCTTGGTATTCTTCTTGATTCAATAGCCATTTATATCTCCTTATTAGAAGCTAAACCAATTACCATTACGGAAATATACTCTAAGTACTCCGTAGTTGGCAGTAATTGCAACTGAAGCGGTTCCGTCGATAGTCGAAGAACCTTCTGTATCAACTGTAATATTGTTTGTACCAGCTGCACCTGATTCGTCTTTAACAATAACTACTCTACCTGTTACTTCATCATCCTGATCTAATGTAATTGTTCTTGCAGCAGAAGTATCAGTTACTCCAATAAGAGTTTCACCAGTGCTACTTGCGCTAACTGCTACTCCCTTAGAACCAGCATTGATACCACCATTCTTGGCTAATCCAAATTTCTCTGTTCCACCATTTCTAAAAGAGAATAGTTTAGCAGTAGTTGTAGTTAGAGAGTTAACTGTATCAAAGATATATCCAATTGCTGTACTTCCATCGTCTTCCAACGATTTCATATTAAACGGGTTATTTACTTGACCGGCATAGATCGTACCATCGTACTCAACATAAAGTCGTTCACTACCACCATTATGTAAGGATAAGAGTCTATCTCCAGCAGTAGACAACGCATTTACAGCATTAATTTTAAAACCAGGAGAACCTGATCCTGCACTACCGTTTGCTTGCTGTGTCTCGATAATACCTACGTTATTAGCAAAAGATTGTTTAACGTCAAATTCTACTTTACTTGGAGACTTTAAGAAGTGTAACCAGAATACCGAAGAATCAGAAATATAAGCCCCTGCTGATCCACCTTTGAGATCCAATCCAACTTGAGCTGAACCAGAACCAAATTGAATCAAAGGAGCATTAACTACTAATCCTGCTAGGGAATCTGGGGTGTATCCACCAGGAGTTCCACCAAGCCATGTATAACCATTAAACTTAATTCTGACATTTTCAGTTCCATTATTTCTAAAGGAAGCTAGTCGTGAGCTTGCATTAGATAAGGTAGCAGAATCGAATATATATCCAACTCCTGTTGCGTTATCTTGTTCTCTTGTTAAGAATTTAAATGGGTTATTTGTACCGCCACCATTAGCTAAATCTTGTCCTCGTAAGGTACCATCAACATCAACATCAAAAGCTATCTTAGCTCCATTATTATGTAATAGTTGAAGTAGTTTATTACCTGGTGTGGTATGGTTATTTTCATCCCAAATTTGAAAAGCAGCATTTGAGATAGTAGGAGCCATAAGTGTTCGGATTCTTGGAAACTGTCTATTTAAAGACCCATCCAACATACCTTGAATTCTTAATACTACTCTATCATTAAAATTGACATGATGTTCTAGTGGGGAAGCAACAGCAGTATCAATAAGGGATAAGGAAGCTTCTCCACGAGATATACCACCAGTTGTAGACATATTAAGATCGCCACGAACATCCAATCCAATTGAACTTGGACCAGTAGCATTTACTGATAGTTTTCCACCAAATGAACTATTTCCAACTCCGATATGAGAAAATAATGTAGGTCGGATATCAGCAAATGTAGTGCCAAGATTTTTCCAAAGCATCCAATTCCCACCAGCACTGAAATCAGATTTAGAATCCATTTCAAAAGCAGGGGTATTTGCTACTGTTTCACTTGATATTAATTTAACTCGTCCAGCCATGTTTTACTCCTGATTTAATCCAGAAAGATGTCCAGCACCAGTGCCTAAAGTTATACCTTCTCCTCTAGCATTATTTCCAACTATAGTAGAATTGGTAACATCATTAGTTTGAAGAATACCCGAACTAGCTGCTGTAATATTTAAAATTACGTTGCCATTAATTACGTTATCTGTACAGGAAACTCCTGAACATGAAATACCCACATTTGCTGTATCAATCATATTTCCTTCAATTACACACTTGGATACTTCGGATACTGAAATAGCATTAGAAGAGGGCACATTTTTAATCATGTTACCTTTAATCACTAAACCAACAGATGCTGAGAGTTGTAATGAAATCCCATCATTTGGAGAAATCTTTTGTAAAGTATTTCCCATGATAACAGAATCTTTTCCCCCTTGAGTTCTAATACCTTGTGAACAATTATAAACATGATTACCTATAATTGAATATCGTCTTCCTCCTGGGATTTCTATTCCAGCACCTGAAAGACATCCATCAATAGAATTATTATGAATATTAATTTCAGCTGTAAAAGCTACTCCACCGCCCATTGCAATTCCATAAACTCCAGTTTTGGAGACTAAATTATCATAGATAGAACATCGTCTATTTACAGCACCAGAACCATAGATATTACATATTCCAGAACCTGCTGAATTATAAATCTTATTGCCCCTACAAATAAAATCAACCGAACCATTTATACCTAATGAAAATGTAGTATTCGCAACAGTATCAATCATATTATTTTCACAAAGACCAAATAAATCACTTTGCATTGTGATAGCAGTACCAGTTGTTAATACATTACGAATTTTACAACCTCTCATAGTATTATAAATACCAGTCATACTTAAAGCGGAATCAGCTGCTATAAAAGTATCACAAGTAATATTTTCAAAAAGATTTCTAAAACTGTTATCACTTGTTAGAAAACCTACTGCTACTCCTGAACTGTGTGTAAATCGTACATTTTTAACTGAGTTATTTCTACCATTACGTGAAGCAGATGCTACTAATGTTCCAGAACCATCATTCATGGTACGTAAAATTTTCCCATGAAGTGGGATTTCTCCTGTTCCAGCATTACCATTTGCAGAAGCTTCATGCCATTCTTCATCATAAACCCCATCTACATCATATCCAGAAAGTCTAATAAAATCTCCAGCTAAAACGTTTCCAGCAGTTGCAACAGTTGTAGTAAAAATAGATGTATCTCCAACCGTGATATCATTGATCGGTGTTGATAAAATTGGGGCAGTTCCACCAACCGCCATAGCTGTACCACCAGTCAATCCTGCTCCAGAGTTAATATCAAGAATTGTGCCTTCCCCAACTCCTTCAATTTCGATGTTATTGAAGTTAGTTATAGTAAAAGCACCAACTGATACGTTGATATTATATGTTCCCGCAAGTAACTTAACCTTACCACCACCTAGAGCATTTAATGCTGAGATAGCTGAGTTGATTCCTGCAGCTCCTTCATCAGGTCTAACAGTACGTTCAAACTGCTGAGAACTATTACCATCTTTATCTACTGAGAATTTTTCTGTTCCAGCGTTCTTTACAGAAAGTATTTTCGCACCTGCTGTAACTAAGCTGGTCTTAGTATCAAATTCATGGCCTATAGCTGTAGCGCCATCGGCTACTCCTGATTTATGTTTAATCTTAGTGCCAGCCATGTTTACTCCTTATTTCCAATGAAGTCATTACCAGTACCCGTACCTTCCGAAATACCCTCACCAAGACAGTTATTGCCCATAATGATAGAATCTGTGATTCCGTTAGCAATTACCAATGCAAAAGAACCAGCTATATTTCGTATAACGTTTCCTGAAATAACATGCCCAGCTCCTGTACCAGAGTCTTGAAACATTGATATCCCATTCCCGTTAATAGTATCTACTATATTATTAGATACGATAAAACCTAACCCAAACCCTGTAGTTCCACCAATTTCCATAGCAGGCGATCCTGCTTTAGTACAATTTTGGATGATGTTTCCTGTTATACATCCTCTACTTCCGTGATATGTAAGGGCATCTCCATAAGCACTGCTTGGTGCTCCAACTATATTTTTAAGATTATTATTTGAGATGTTACAATCCTCACTAGTTGCAAGACTGATCCCCATACGAGCATAATTAATATTATTACCAAGGATGGAAACATTGTGCAATGTACCACCATAAATAGCCTGTACATCCCCGCCTGTTTGTTTATAGGCACAATTATCTAATGAGTTATTGGATACTACTGCATCTCTTACATGCTCAAATCTAATACCAAAAGTTTCAATCTCAGATAGTTTATTATTGCTGCATAATATTCTTCGAGTTCGAGTTCCACTTAATCCGTCTACGTAAATACCAGAAACACAGTTGGTAATTAAATTATTACTAATTCTATTATCGTTAGATCTAAATATTACTTTAATTCCTGTAACAGGCATTCCAACGATTGTACAGTGTTCTACAGAACTTTCTAATTCATTTGATAATTGTACACCGCTACTTAGTGTTACCAAATCTTTAATTTTACAATTATTTATTTTATTTTTCCACCCAGTAGAAAACTCTAACGCCTGAGTACTATAAAAAGAATCTACGAAAAGATTTTCTAATTCACAGTTCTTTTGTCTAGTACCGATAAATACATCGTCCATTCCAAATGGGGTAGCAGCGGTCATTCTAAAATCTTTAAACTTATTATTTTGCCCATTTCTAAAACCAGAGAGAGTAACCGAAGTAATATTTCGTCTAATAGGATATTTTAATCCTACTATTCCAGTTCCACCATCCCCAGCAATAGCAACCTCATTCATTTCAGCTTCTTCGAAAGTATCATCCCCATTACCGGCAATCTTTACTGAATCCCCAACAAGGAATACAGCTGCATTTGCAGCAACAGTTGTAGTAATAGTTGTAGCACTAATTAAAACGTTATTTGCGGCTACTCCGCTACTAACACTTGTACCTTGAACTAAGAATACTTGAAATGAACCCAATCCATTATGTTGTAGGATTGTTCCTTCACCTACTCCTCGAACTTCAACATTATTCATACCAACATCTGGGGTAATTGCAGCAGAAATTACATATATACCTTCTAAAAGTTGAACTATCCCACCTCCAGCGGTATTAACAGCATTCATAGCTGCTTGTATTCCAGCTCCACCAGCACTAGGATCAACTGTAGTAACAAAGTTACCACTAAAATTTCCGTCTTTATCAATGAAGAATTTCTCAACTCCAGCTCGTTTTAAGCTAAAGAGCTTTGAACCCGCAACTGTATGATCATTAATTGAATCAAATTCATAAACTACTGAAGGTACATCTGTACCACCAGTAAAAAATGCTCCTGAAAGAGTAAAATTATCTGTAGCGTTATCAGACTCACTTAACGCAAAACTATTACCTAAAGCCCCAGCAGCAGTTACTGTTATAGTAACAATATTGCCAGCAGCTAAGGCTGATACTTGACTTGAAAGAGCAGGGTAAACAGAGTTAATAGCAGCAGCTAAATTAGAAGCTGTATCATTTGCTGTAATCCCGATTGCAAAATCAGTAGTTTCTGTAAAAGTAAAAGGCACTAATGTAGGATCAGTAATTGTTACTGAATCCCCAGCATCGAAAGTATTATCAATAATAGTAATAGTTCCAGTAGCTTGGGTTCCTTCATTTGTAGGAGTTCTACTTTTAAACTTGAAAGGGGAGCTACCTCCAACTATTACACCATCAAAATCAATATATAGTTTTTCAACTCCTAAATTCTTAATAGATAGAAGCTTATCAGATCCCGAATAAGCAACTTGGGTATCCATTTCAATAGCAGTTGAAGGGCCTCCTGCTAATCGTTTAGCTTCAATTCTAAATGTGTTTGCTGGTGAACCTCCCTTTAAAGTACCTAGAACATGTAGAGATTTATCTTCATCTAATTGAAGAATTGTGGCTCCAGCACCTTCTTGCCATATAAAGGAAGCTGTTTCATCATTATTTGTATCAATTATAAAAGTTAAACTTGAAAGAGAGGATATAATATTAGAACCAGAGAATTTAAGTTCTCCAGAAATATCTGCATCGCCATTAACATCTAAAGTAGCAGTTGGAACTCCTAAAGAACCTACTCGTAGTGATGTAGCTATTTGGGCTTCCCCAGCTTCATTTACTTCAAAGAGTAGTCCACCTGATCCAGGAAGATCAGAATCATGTTCAATTTTAAAAGTTTCAACTATGCTATCATTGTCTGTATCAATCATTGCTGATAAAGAAGTAAGAGAAGCGATATGACCATACATTAGGTTTACGCTTATATTTCCATCTTTATCAATGTAGAACTTCTCTACACCCATATTTCGAACTGAAACTAGTTTTGCACCAGCAACAGTTAAGTTATTAAAGGTATCTACAATAGTACCAACAGCAAGAGCACCATCGTCTTCTTGAGATTGGATTTCAAAGGATTCAGTAGCCTGGTTCTTATAGATACCCTCTACTGTAAAGTCTCCTGTTACTGCTCTAGCACCACTGACAAGTAAATATTGAAGGTGATCATCGTCCCCAAGACCAGTTAAGAATCCATGATCAGTTACTCCGACCGATACAAAGGATGTACCGTTATCTACTTTAAGATCTAATGCTACGTTGTCGAAAATCAATCTTCCTTGATTTCCAGGAGCTGGTATTACTGCAACATTCTCTACTCTAAAGTTAGTAGCTTGGAAAAATCCAAAGGATTGATTCCCAGAAAATGCTCTCGTTCCAGCAACAAGGATGTATTGAAGATGGTCATCATCTCCTAATCCTGTTAGTGCTCCGTGATCAGTTACACCTGTACCGGCTATCTCTATATTTTGGCCTACTTGACTTAAGGACACACTTCCAGTACCAGTGAATGTAACATCACTAGTTAACTGAGTATCCCCAGATTTGGATACAGAAGTAACAACCCCTGTTCCACCAATAACTAAGCCTTCTAGAGTAGTGATACGAGCGTCATTGTCATTTACCGAAGCTTCAATCTCATCCCATACCTGTTCAATTTCGATGAACCAGGGATCAAGAAACTGCGGTGGTCTTGAAATAACTAAATTTGACATTCTTTGCTCCTACTATTAAACTACGCCGCCACGAAGATCTAACTCTAAATCATCTGAGTCAAATTGTGGGATTTCATTTTTTCTTAAATTTACAACGTCATCAGCAAAACCGGATATCCTGAATTCAAAATGATCCAAGGAATTGCCGCTATTATCAAATCCTAAATCATCAGGGAATTGTGCCGGACCAGGAATGATAGGGGTTGGGATACTTCCCGAATTTAACCCCCCTGACATGCCTATTACTGTAAAGCCAGCATCAGCTACACCTTCTATAACGTTCTGATTTCCTTGGGTTCCCAAAGAATCATTCTGTAAAGCTACTAGACTTGCTCCACCAATAGAGCCTGAAATAGCTAGTAATGGTGCTCCTGAGATAGCTGTTATAATTCTGTCTCTTACATCATTAGCAGTTGTAGGAGAGCCTGTTATAAGATCTACTTCTACGTTCCCGAAAGCTACTGTACCTACTTTGTTGAACTCAAAGGTAACGATAGGATTAACTCCGTCATTTAATACGAAGGTTTCCCCGTCTACAATATTCGCAACAGGAACTGTTGTAATAGAACCTAAAGCTTGAAAACCTAACCCTGTTGGGAGGTTTGAAATGCCTATCGCAAAACTTATCTCGTTATTATCACTGTAATATCGTTGACAAATTGATGCAGGAGATCCACCTGATACCATAGGATTTACTGTTGTTCCTGATTGATGAAGAATATCCACTGTCTTGTCTACGTTATTCACGCCTACAATTTCAAAGATATTTTTATTATTATCAATTAGGACATAATCACTTGAAGTACCTACTGTTACACCACTAAAGTCTGGTGCTCCAGCAAAGTGTACTCTTCCCTTTCCAGGAGTTGGAGTGCTTAAACTAAAGGAATCAATGGTTACGTTTACACCAAAATTTCCTAGTCTTTGTTGGGGTCTCGAAATCTGAAACTCATCACTAATAGTTCCTACAAGATTGAAATTTGAATTTAATCTGTAGAAAGTATTATGTGTGTTATAGTCGATTCCTTGAAAAGTTAAATTTCTAAACACTAAGTTAGCGCCGATAAGACTTTTAACAACCTTATATTCACCGGCTGCTACGTCTGATATGATAACATTGTTTATCGCAAATTGTGATAATACTAAAGAATGGGCATCATTATCTTCAATAGTCCAGATATTATTAGCTGCATCAATAAAGAGATACTCATCTCTAATCATTGTAGCTGCACCGTTAGATAAAGCTCCTGGTGCTCCAGAGGAAAGAAGAAACGTATCCACATCTATAATTTGTTTTATGAAAGCAAAATTACTACCTTGCTGGACTCTATCACCATTACGAGGAGTAAAAGCTGCTCCTGAGAAATCCCAAGTATTGCCTGAGACATTTGTAATAGTAATCGCATCTGAACCTCCTACGAATTCATCTGTTAAAAAAGTCTTAGTTGAATCAAATACTTGATTTACTGCTCCCTCTATATTAATAGCAGAAGTAGAACTTTCTACAGCTGAGAAATTTAAAGTATCATCTGAAAGACTGTCTTCACTTAAGTTGGTTACTGCAGCCCTAATCTTTTTAAAGGCAGTATATGAGATATACTCTGGATTTGTTACAGAGTAATTTGGGGCAATTAACCATTCTGAATCATCAGCAGTTGGAAAGAGTTTAACCTCTCCTACGATATAATTAGCTCCTAATGATTTACTGACTACTACTCGTGGGCGATAATGAAACTTTTTAAGTTCAAATCTATCAACACCTTCAATTGTAGCCAAAATATCATATAGGTCATTAATTAAAATGGTCTGCCCGAACTTGGTACCACTTCCATCTACATCACCAGATTCTAGATTAAAAAAGGTCTCTAATAGAGTGGTAACATTTTCAGCAACATCTGATCGTGAAATACCATTCTGTAAGAACATTTCTAATTTAAATAAAGTATCTACAGCAAAAGCATCTCTGATGCTAATAACTGTAGTCACTGGTTTCCGTTCGTCTAGATAATCACCAATGTTGTTTAGTAGAGACGGATTAGATGTAATAGGAGTAATAGAAGTACCTGAAGGTACAATGTAGACATTTATGTCCACTCCTGGGTCATCTATATTTCTTTCAGCGGCTGCCTTAGAAACTGAAGGAAAGTTAGCCAAAACGATATCAGCATAATCTTGTAGAGCTACCGCTCGTTCCAGAGTTTTCAAGTGAGCAGGGACTAATCCCCTTAACCTATCAGTAGAAGGCTCATCTGCGCCTCCACTGAAAGCTTCTGAATTGGTTACGGATTGGATGAAGGTAGAGCTGTCAACTAATGTTGTAAGTGTATCAGCAGCGATATTACCCACCGTGCCACCACCTACTCGGTAGTCTGCAATTACACTATCATTAGAATCTAGTTTTTCACCAAAGATACCATCGCCAAATCTCAAGATAGTTCTTCCATCTGGATCTGTGAATAAACGATAGTGTTTATCTGTAGGTAGGCTATTAACGAAGGTTTCTACAAGATCAAAGGCATTAGCATTAACAGTAACACGAGGACTTTTAAGCAATGCAATTGAGTTATCTGTATCTTTAACTAGAGGGATAAAATTAAGAATAAGTTCTTCATTTTGCACCCCTTTAGCGATAAAGGTATCTTGCTTCTGTTCACCTTGAACAACCTGTAAAATAGGTTGCAATGACGTAGATCCTGGTTGAGTAGTAGCACTTGCTACAAAGAACTGTGCTCCATTTGTAGAAGACAGTCTAAACCCAACAGGAACAGTTTGAGCACTTGTTAAGGTGAATTTGGCTAAACCAGAGGCAGAAGTCGCTGTAGGGACTACATATCCGAATTGTTTAGCGATGTTTAAAACAGCTGATCTAATTGTAGCTGTTTCAAGATTACTTTGTGTAGCTTGGACATCTAAGTAATAAAATACTAAGTCTCCAACATAAGCTAATAGTTCTAGCCAAGTACGGCTAAAATCATCAACGTTGAAGTCTGTCCATTGGCGATTAGACGAAGTATCTGGTCCGAAATTGATAGTAGCGTAAGCAATTAATGCGTCTACGATAGAATCAAAATCTTTTGCCACATAATCTATGGAGCGGTTACTTGCCATTTTCTATAGCTCCTTATCGTTGACCAATTTCAGAAGCAGGCTTAAATGGAAACACTAAGTTAGCCTCCTGATTGGTTTCTAAAATAATCATTCTAATTTGAAAAAAGACAGCGCCTCTAGCCCTATCAATTAGTGGTTGAACCTCAATAAGAGTAACTCTTGGTTCAAATTCTCTGAGAGCAAAAGCGATATCATTGACACCCTCTTCTGCTACAATATCTAAATTATCCCATAATCGGCTAGGCAACCCACTACCAAATAATGGTCTCATTACTCTTTCCCCTGGTGAGGTAAGTAAAAGCAATTGTATGTCCTCTAGAATCTTATCGACTCCCATTTGACTTTCAAATTGATTTTTGATGGGAAACTTAAGTCCCTTACCAAAATGTGGTCTACCGATAGGCATATTATACTAAGCTTTCATTTTCTACAGAAGTTTTGTGTGACTTAATATGTTGATCAATAGCAGTTGCTAGATCAAGAGCATATTGACTGATAGCTGCTGACCTAGCTGCTGGATCTTGAAAAGCAGGGGTTAGCATATTATTAATCAAAAGTACAATTTTACCTTGTAAGGTTGCAATAGAATCTGCCATAATTACTCCACCATATGTTCTTTAGAAAGATGCGTATTTGCTGAAGAAGGGTCCATCTGTTCAAATGGTTTTAAACTTGGTCCAGCAGGAGTTGGATGAGTATGCATATTAAATAAAGTTCTAAATGCATCTCCACGAACTAAATGCTCAGTAGCATTTGTACCTAGTTTTACAATTTTTGCATCAACTTCAATAGTGTCATTAGCAAGGTCAATATCAATATGAATCGTATTTGACGAATTCCTAATGCGAATACGATCACTCGATTTAATGATTTCAATTGTTCTGAGATCCGCATCTTTTATGATAACCTGCTGTTGCTGGGAATCAGCTTCATCAATAAGCTGAACATATTGATTCCCTGTAGTTTTAAACTCTATACGCTGTTGATTGCTAGTTTTACCCGCCTCATCAGCCATAAAGAAGCTATGACCACCAGAAGTACCTAATTCTATTCGGTTTTTCTGGGTTCCATCAGTTTCCTCTTCCCACATGCGTAGGAAGTGACCACCTAGCGTAGACACCCTAAAACCCTTAGATTCCTTGGTATGGGTTACATTTCCGTTGTTATCAATGGCTAAACCATCGTCCAACTCGATTAAATGGCCCCCATTAGTCGATAATGGCTTCCCTAGAGCGTCTAAGTCTCCTGGGGTAGACCAACCCCTGTTAGTAGGTACAGAACGTCTTAATTCGACTCTGGTATCGGGGTTTAACTTGTCCCCGTCATTAATTGTGCCTCTAGCTACAATATAGTTAGGGTCTCCCCCGTCTGTCTCTACAAGTACTACCGAACCTATATCTGGAGGGCTAAAGAAGCCATCTTCAGGGTAAATGTAATGTATGTAGCCAGTTTCACCAAAAACAGGGCTTAAAACCTTAATCCTGCCCTTAAAAGAAGGATCTTTATTGTCAACTACTAGAGCTTTAGAGGGGCCTAAATAACTATACTCCCCCATCCAGTTCTTAACCTTTATTGACATTAACTCCTCCGTTATTTTTTCTTAAGCACAGTAGCTGTATCTAAGATAGCCTTCTTTGACTTTCCAGGTTCTGCCCTGAATGCCAATTGAACTTGATCAGGAGCAGGTTCTTTAACAGCTGGGTTTCCACCAACATCAACACCGCCACTTGCTATACTATTAGATTCACCCACAGCTGCACATACATAACCGCTTTCCGCTGTAATTGTATGAGTAACCGAGAGAAGATAATACAAACCACTATAACGCTGTCCTATATTAGACATGAAGATTACTTCAGGTTTTAGCCTTGGTATCCCAATACTATTAAAGGAAAGTCTTAAATTTGCTTCCATTCTTCCAGCTAATCTATTCGCCTTAGCAATATGGCTTTCTTCACTACAAGAAGCTGAGTAAACTGGTGCTCCTGTAGCGTCTACTTTTTCAGCTGTATCCCCAGTAGTTTTAACTTGTTGTACCTTAACAAACTGTATCGAACCTACAGGTTCTGCCCCTTTGGGTCTAAAAATTCCTTCATAATTAGCTGAAGAACCTACTACTTGTTTTTCTTCTGAACATACCCCTGTTGAACTTCCACCTGAACCACCTACTGGGTATAATTGCATATCATAATCTTTTAATGTATTAAACACTAATGAAGTTCCCTTATTAGAGTTAATACCAGCAGCGGCTAAACCTGACATCCACATAAAGTGGAATCTTGTTGAACCTTCGTGTTTTCTTCTAGACACGATATTTAAAACTGCTTTTACTTTTCCGTTTTTAACGGTAGTGCTCATATAATAATGAGCAAAAATCTTTTCTGCTAAATCTTTTAAGAAGTCATGAAGATTAGTTCCTGTACTCCATCTTCTTCCACTGATATCATCTTGGATATCAATCTTTAAATCAGAGTCAGCTAATTGAACGTTTACTTCTGTGTCTTTTAACAAAGCCGTAGCAATTGCTGTAGCTATATCATCAATACGAGCTGGCTTATCATCATTTGCTTTGTCGGCTGCTCTAGAATCTTTAAGGGCACCGCTAAGTAATTCTTTTACTTTTTTAATAGTAAAATCAATACCTTCTTTTGGAAATACTTTAGAGAATTCCCCAGTACCTATATCTACCGCACTTACTTCTGTAGAGGCTATATCTTCTCCAGATGCCCTGTGGGTAATTTGTAAGATCTCAGCTCTAACAGTCCTGGGTTGCAATAGAGCATTTTTAGCACTTCTATACCCCCAAGTTACTTCTATGGTATTTCTTTCTTGTAAGAGAAATACAGAAGGAAGTTTTTTCTCTGCTTCTTTTTCTGATTTAGCCTTAGTATCTGCGGATTGTTTCGACCCAGATTCTTTAGCTTGATTACTAGCCACTGGTTTATTAGCAATGCTAGTAGATGCTTGTTTAGTACCCTCTTTTACCTGCTTTGGTTCCTTAAAGATAATGTTACCATCTTTAATCTTAAGATCTAATACAGATCCAGGTCTATTGAGAGTTTCATAAAACAACAATTTAATTCTAGCAGCGGAATCTTCTCCACCATTAATAGTCTCTGAATATTCAAAAGAGTAAATTAACTGGTGTACCCAAGTAGGCAAAGTGACCATTTGATCAGGTTGTCCTCCAGGAGGTCCGATTCTGACAGAAAAATATGGGTCTTTCATCTCATTCTTGTCAATGAATGCCATATTTTACTCCTGTTTGTTTAAATGCTCAATCGCTTGTTGAACTAGTGTGAGAGGTGGAATTCGTAATTCCTGACCAACTCTTAAATCTGCTAAGGGTTGTCTAATTTTATTGACATCCATAATAACCCAACCCAAGTCGGGCCTACCATATACTTCCGTAGATATAATATCCACTCTGGTAAGATGTTCCCCTTTTACAGTAAAAAATACATCCTGACCACTTTCAGGAATACTAACATTACCTCGGAGAATTAAAAATTCTTTCTTATTAGCATCTAATGTAAAACTACCATTAGTATATCTTGAACCATCTTTAAATCGTGCCATTATTGATCCGTTAGAATATTTGTATCAGCTGATAGAATTCTTCCAACAAACTCCGTTAAAGTAAAGGTAACTCTAGCTTCAATTGGAGCTAGATCAGGATATTGTTTAGTAATCTGAATATCTACCTTATCTACAACAAATAACGAGTTTTGAGTTCTTTTCCCAAAGGTAGATCCTACAATCAACTTAACAAAGAAAGGGGCAGATTCTACCCTATTACGAGATGAAACCAAATTTGGATAACATAAACTTCTGTAAAAGTTTAACTTCTCATTAATATTTAATTTCAAAGCCGAAGAACTATTGATTGCTTTAACATCGTCTAGGTTTAATCCTGAGATATTAAAAGCCTGTGCAGCAATAGCACCAATCCTTTTAACTACAGAAGTAACTCTTGGAGGGTTACATACTGCAGCTTGGCTTGAGTCTTTTACAACCATGCCATTTTCTGAGTCATTAGTAACTAAGGCTTCAAAAGTTATTGTTCTTGCACCACTTGAGGTCCATTGTTGATGAGGATCACTATTACCTGGAACATTATGTTTTACCCAATTGGCCGTTTTACTTTCAGCCCACGTAGAGGGATTTATAAAAAATTCTGCTAAAGCTCCTAAAGAAATTCCAGAGATGTTATCCCCTCTTACTACTTCTAATCTAGCTTTTTTTAAAGCTCGTCTTGAAAAACTATAAATTGTAGGAGTACTATCTGTAGCCATATTTAACTCCCTGCATTAAGTTTAGTGACAAATTGATTAGGCTTATTATTTCTTAAAAATGTATAAATATTTTCGATTAAAGTATTTGTTTCTTCAATGTTTAACCCACCACTGGTCAATTTCTTAAGAGATTCTGTATCAAATGAACCACCTTTTGATTCCATTTGAGATACTAGTCCTGCTAAATTCTTTGCTCTAGAAAAATTCTGAGCAGAAGCAGTAAATCCCTCATCCATAGTAGCTCTATTAAGTGCTCCGGCCTGACCTTTATTAGAACCTAAAAGATCCTTACCAGCATTTGCACCAGCAGAAGACTTGAACAAAGCATCAGCAATTTTACCTGAAAGATCCCACTGTTGATCAGCCATTGTTCCTACGCCATAACCAGCTGCTCCAGCTGCGGCAAGCCAACCTGCGCTACCTAATCCTACTTTAAGGACATTGCCCATTGTTAGAGCATGTTTAGCAGTTAAGGTAGTCCACAAACTGGTCATACCTCCAAGTGCTCCACCTGCACCACCAAGTAGGCCATCTGCGCTTCTTGTATAAATAGGATCAGATGCATTTCCTTTTGGAGCGCCTCCACCACCTCCGAAGAGTCTTCCGACTCCTGGGATCTTGGATAGCATACCTTTTACTGCTCCGACTCCTTTAAATAAAGCCCAAACAGTAGCCATTGCTCCTAATGCTTTAAATGATCCTTTAATAAAATCTTCAAATCCTTTACTAAATTGTTTTGTCTTTGCGTCGAATAAACCGAACGTAGTTAATAATTTAGTAGCAAAATTGATTGTATTTTTAATCCCGTCTGTAAAACCATCTATCGCAGAACGTGCCAATACAAACATTTTTGCGATGAATACAATTCTATTTCTAGATGACTCATCCATTTTATTTAAGCGGCCCATTACTTCACCAGAGAAGGTTGAAACCCCATCTTGATAAGAAGTAAACGCTTGATACCAGAACTTTAAAGCTGTACCAAAGTTAGATATAGCTTGTAGAAAACCACCACTTCCATCTTTAGCTTTCTTCATTCCTACTAAGAATAAACTTAGAAGACCTACAACTCCACCAAATGTAACTCCTAATGTCGAACCAGCTAAAGCTAATAGTGACAATCCACCGACTAATCCTGCTGTAGCTCCTACAATACCCCCGCCCATTTGAGCGAAGTCTACAAGTCCTTCTCTTAAGTTTTTGACTTGTTTATTAGAGTTAGACAAAATATCATTGAATTTATCGAATAAATCCCAATTCAATCTTGCCATTCCAGCAGCTAGAGGTGAGACAGCTCTTGATAGAAAACTACCAAATACTTGTCTTACGCTATCAGTACTAGCACCTAATTGCATAAATAGGGTTTTAGCATCTCCAGTTTCAGCTGAGATTTCCCCTAGAGCAATTTCAAGTTCTCTTAGTGCGATTCTTCGGAAATTTGTAGTTTCCATTCCCGCAGAGTTTAACCCTTTGGTTAGACGTTTAATCATTACGTCCATATTTTTGAACTGATTATTGGTGTTCAAAGCAACCATAAATTGCTGCATACCAGTAACACTCAAGCCATGTAAGGCTTTTGACATCTTACTTGCGGCTTGTGAAGTCGAAGTACCTAATAACTTAGCTGCACCAACAGATAAAGTGAAGATCTTTTCTGTTTCAGCTTGTTTTAGACCACGAGCATGGTTTTGAATAGAGAGTTGCATCATGGACATCGCATCCATTGTTCCTTTGGACGCAATACGCAATCTCTTCAAATAACTTTCATCAAAAGTAGATTCAAACCTACTTCTAAACATATCAAAATCTGCGCCTACAGCTGCAAAATCAAACGCTTTTCTAAACGCTTGAGTAAATGTAGCATAAACCGCACTAGCAGTAAACAGCCTTCTATTGAACTGTACTAGTTCATTTCTGAAGTCAGTTACCTCTTTCCGAACCTGTCTTAGAGGTCCAGAAGCTTGGTTTTTAACACTAATTAATATGTTTATGTTATTTGGTCCTGCCACGGGCTTCTACTTCTTTCATTGCTGATCTATGATCGTCAATAATGTGTTTCCTATAACTCCAACCTATATAATCTACCTGATCTGGACCCCATCTGAATGCTTGTGCTAAGTATTCATAGTCATTTAGCAGATCCGATTTGTGATCTAGATATTCTGTTGGTATTATGTTGTGGGGGTCTGAGGTTGGACGAAAAAACTTGGGTCCATTACCGGAAGAGCCACATCGAACTCTTTCTGGCATCCCTCGCACTCATTTGTAATTAAGGTGTCCACTGAACTCCTTAAATCTCCAAATGCCTTTTCGATAAGTTGTAAATCTTTAACAGGAAGATTCATTAAATCCTCCTCATTGATTGGTGACTTATCTCCAAGTTTCTGCACTGATAACGCCAGCGAGGACGTATACAATGTAGTTTGCTTCTCTCTTAAAGCCTTATAGAGATCAAATAGATCTTTAAGGTAGAGCAATTTAACTTCAGCAGTTTGCTTGGATTTCGGAAGCTCAACTAATTTGGTTCTGACTTTCTTATCCTTAAGCTTTATTACATCAAGCTTGTCTAAATCTACTTTCTTCAATTGAGATTTAGAGCAATGTGGACAAGTTACGGGCAAAGCCAGTACTGAACCATATGTCTCTTCTCTTATCTTCAAAAGAATAAATTCAACATCTTCTGAAGAAAGCTGCCAAATAGCTTCCTTTACAGGCAGTTCTAGAGGTCTTCCTTCTGCAGTTTGAAACTGAAAAGTTAGATCTTCTAAAAGCTTGGGAATGTGCCCAAGGTTGTTTGCAACTAACTCCATGTTGATTAAGTAGTTTTGTTGCCGACCTGTAAGTTCCTTTACGACTACCCGATCAAATACAACATCATTATGTAAAATTCCACAAGGTAACTCTATAAGCATATATTTTCCTCCCTATATACCCTGATTAAAAAATTCCTCTTGAAAACCGTCTGTAAAAATCCCCTACATCACTTATGAGGCTATTAGGTCTTTCCTCTTCAAAGCCTTCATATTCAAATGTGAGAGTTTCTATTGAAACTGCGTTATCATCCTTTGCTTCAAAATCTGAAGCTGGTTCATAACTTGTTGGAACACAGTTCCTCAGATACCATCGTTTAACAACTGAAGCATCTCTGTCAAGATGTTCAATAACAATATCTGTCCTATAATTAGGTGTTTTTATTGCGCTTGTTTCTGGAGCCATTGCATTATACGCATCATACATCCATCTAGCAAAGTCATCATTGCCTGCTTTAGCAACCACTCCTCTTGTAAGAGTAATGGCCTTAAAAGTAGCACCTTGATGAATCTTCCTTGGATTCATATGGCTTCCACCTTCAGGATAGCTTTCGTATAGGATAGTGATACCTGGGGAAGAACAAGAAGCGAATCCTGCTCTAATCCAATTGGCACCAGCTGGTCCAACTACGTATATCTTCCAGCGAAACTTATCTAAGGGATCAAACCCACCACTACGAGGCATATTATAAAGCTCCTAAAATACTATTTAGCCCACCACTAATGATAGCCTCTGTTGTGATCTCTTCAAAAGATTCATAACGAAGCTCCATTTCTTCAATCAATTTAGCAGAGTCCTCTGATGCTACTAAATCGTCTCCTGGTTTGTAGCTGGAAACCCAGGCATCTCTTATCAACCATGCTTTTGCAGGTTCGCCCGTTCTATCATGAGCTACAATCATTACATCCCTTCTAAAGTTTAAAGACTCAGAAGGAGGTGCATCATCAGGAACACCTTTAATTCTTTGAATTGCCGAAGCAATTATCTGATTAGGATCATGAACTTGGTTAGCCCATCTATAAAAATCAGAATTCTTAGTTACCCCTCTTCGAAAGGTAATTGGTTCATACTTTGTAAGTCCAGGGATTAGTTGTGGATGAGCAGAGTCAATATTCTCTCTGTACTCCATAACAGTGGTAGTTTGTTTCGGTAATGTAATCTCCGAAAAACCACCTCTTAAAAACCCTGTTGCAAAGGTTTGTGCTAAAGAAGCTGGATCTAGTGAAAGATTAAATATAAATACAGAGAATCTAAATTTTTCTACCGCATCTACAGAAGAGCTTCTAGCCATTATCTACCTCGTGCTAGTTATCTAACAAAATCTCAATTGTGCTACTTTTGTAGCAATAAGGAGGAGAGAGGGCTTTACTCCTCTCTCCCCAACTTATTTAATTATTCTTGATCAAAACCTGCAGAAGGAGCAGAAATCTCAGAACCTTGTAGTTCCTCGAAACTCTCATAACCGACCGAAATCTGTTCGAGAGACTTTTCTCCATCTTCAGTTGCATTCATGTCTGAGCCAGGTTGCATAGCGACTGGCCATGCATTGTAAAGAAGCCATTGTTTAATTGGCTGACCATTACGATGATGTAAAGTAATAGTCAAATCTTTACGATATTCAGCAGGATTGCCTAATGGTGTTGCATCAGGGCCTTGTCCTGCTTGTGGAAGACCACCTGGAAGTTGTGCTGGATCAAATACTAATTTGAGCCATGCATAGAAATCCTGGTTATTTGTAAGTCCACGGGACATTACAACATCTTCACATCTTGTAAGACCTGGAAATAACTGAACGTTGTCAGGCGCATTACCTTCTCTATATTCCCCTTTTGTGACAGTATACTTAGGAACAGAGACTTCACTAAACCCAGCGCGGGTCATGCCATCATACGAAACCGTAAAACGGAATTTTTCGACAGCATCTACTTTTGAACTTCGTGCCATGTGTTATCTCCTTATCCTTGTATTTGTGGAATTGGGAATTCAAGGGCAATCTCAATGAATCTGATAGCTGTATTAGGTCTAATCTGTACTCTAAACTTCATAAGACCCTTAGCTAGAGCTTCAGCAGTAGCTGTTACGCTGATAACTCGAAATTGCTCTTTCTCTGGCAACCCTGCAGGAAACAAATACGAATTATTTCTTAAGAAAGAAAGAATTGCATTGTGAGCCTGTAGCTGTGTAGCAGGAGAGAAATTTTCCCAAAGGAAGCTTCTCAACCCTGGTTCCAAAGATTTCTTAATAAAGAGAACTGTACGAATGACTTGAATCAATTGCTCTTCAGCAGTTAATGCTGGAGATGTACCACTATCCGCAGTATATCCACCAAAGATCAATCTTCCTGCTCCAGGGAACTCAGTGATACGGTTAATGAAATTTTCTCTTAACCCTTCACCATGTTGCTTCTCTGAAAGCTTTAGATCCAATCCTACGATACCAGCAATTCCAGCAAAACGGGAGCCAGCAGGAGCATGACTTACACCCCCGATTGATAGATTTGCATCCATTCTTGCCATAACACCAGCTACGTATCCAACAGGATCAACTACGGCGATTGAACTATCCGATAGTCTTTGTATCTGAAGATGGTTTAAGAACCATGCAGCACGTTTGCTAGGATTATTAACAATTATCTCTTTATATGTAATAGAGCTAGGTTCCACGATTGCAGCAGCACCTGAACCAGAAATTGAAGTAGAAGCAACGGTTAACTTATTATCGTCATCGTCAACATCTGTGATCAAATATTTAGCAGAGTTGAAGCTTAAAAGATCTCCAACGGCTACTTCTGATAGATTTGGGCTACCTGAAAGTGAAACTGTACTCTGTGTTGCGCCAGTAACAACTGTGCTTACTGATACGCTTAGTTTTGTTTTATCTAGTACTGCTGAAGAAATATTACGTGGGATTGCAAGTAAAGCAAAGCAATCATCACGTTGAACTTCACAATAGTCAATAAGAGCATTTTGAACTGCTCTAGAGGTTACTTCAGGAATGCAGACTAGATTTACATCGTCCTCTTCATCCAAAGCATGTAACCCTTTACCATTTGCTGCAGAACCAATATAGTCTGCATCTTGAACCACTGCATCAGCGACGAAATAATCATCTGCTAAACCAGTTACCGAGGTTGGAAGATCCAACTCATTGGCAGGTTCAAAGAAGGTAGGAACGTTTGAGGTTCCAGGATTGAATGCTGTATCCAAGAAGTACAATTTTGATTGTCCATCTCGAATTGTAGAACCAACAGCAGTATTTACCACCTGACCAGGACGAATTGTGATATTATCACCAGCATCATTAACAGCGTTAATAATGAAGTCGTTGTTTGAAGCGTCTCTCCAAACGTCTCCTGGGCTTACAGTAGATAGATCTTCTGCAGCAGCAAACTGAACTAAACCAGTTGCGGAGGTATATACGAGGGTATTTACGGAAGTACCGAACAATGCGTTCAAAGTACCACTAGCAACGATATCTGAAGAAAGGATTTCCTTTTCTACAGCGTTAATAATCATAAAATGCCCATTAAGTGACTCAGCAGGATATGGTCCTACAGAAGTAGGAAGTAAAGCAAATCCCGCACCAGAACTTGAAAATGCAGAGGTATTCTGAGGAGTTACCGAAGCATTGTCAGATGAACTTCTCTTAGTGTCTTGGATAATATTAATTATCCCAGCTTTTACTGTAGCTGCACCAAGAGCTGCACCTGCTCTATCAAGTTCTACTTTATCGTCATCTAGTACTGCGGTGATGTAAAATAGTGCAGACGCACTATCCAATAGTAAATCACCGACTCTTGCACCCATATTCAAGAAACCACCTGCCAAAGCAGTAACAAGACGATCTACGCTTGCTGTAAGGGTTACGGCACCTTTTACGGCACCTTCTTGAATTAGTGCTCTTGAATTGTGTTCATCTGCATCAAATAGTCTCAAAACCTTACCAGCAGTTGTGGTTAAATCTAAACCACCAGCTGAGTGAACAGGGTTTGAAGCATGAGTTGTAAGATTCTTGGCAATTTCAAGGGTATCTAAAGCGTCACTAAACGCTAAGATTTCATATAAACGACCACTATCATCTTTAAAGTAGTCTCCAACTTGTACATTGGCAAAGGAAGGTGATCCGCTAAAAGCTAGAATACCTGTGGCTGCTGTGTATGAAGATACACTCAAGCCAGTTAGAATTTCACTTTCGTCTTCGATCAAACCACCTGAACCAACTTCTGCAACTCCGCGTTCGAAAACGCTAGATCCAGAAGAAGTAGGGGATACATTGATGATAAGGGCTTTATTTCCTGAGCCTGCATTGTCATAAAAACCCTGCAAGGCATAATACGCAAGACCCATCTCATCCTCATCACCGAACTGATCTACGAACTGTTCGAGATTAAGGATCTCTACTGGGGTATCCAAAGGAGCGCCTGCTTTGCTAGAACGTAGCAAAAATGCTGTAATAGCGGTAGGAGCACCTGGAATAGGAATAACACCAATAGGTTGAGGAATTACCTCAACTCTTTCTGGGCCTATATTTGTGTTTAACAAATCAGCCATTATTCATTCTCCATTTTATTGTTATAATTTTCTTCTTCCTTCTCTTCATGTCTTTTGGAAGATTTCTTCTTTTTAAGAACTTCCTGCGCTTGAAGAGTAGGTTGAATAGGTTCCTGATTTAACACAGGAACTTCCATTTTTCTTTCTTTGATTAAAACTAATTTACCTAAACCAGAGTAATATCTTATATCTCTTGAACGAGGTAATGATAAAACCTCTCCTGGTTTCATATAAACTGTTTTAGTAATACAATCTAAAGCAAGGGGAGTTCCACTTACATTTTTGTATTTTTTCATTAATCCCTCCCATTATGTAATGAGGTTCTCATCTAAGATAACCGCATCCATATTTTCTAAACAAGCCTTGATGTAGTTAACATCTCCAACTTCCCTCTCCGTTGTTTCTTGGTAGCTTGTTTCTAGAGGTTCTATCCTAGATTCAACCCAGGCTTCTATCCTGAAAGTGAACCTGTGAACCCATAATTGCATATCTTCTTTATCTTCAGTTTCATGGTTCATAAAATCCCGCTCTAATGCACAAAAATCTACATTACTTGCGAGTAAACCACAACGATCTTTAGAATACGAAGCGGTTAAAGAAGTCCTAATAGTAACAGCATTACTTACATTATTAACACTGTCTACGATTGCCTCTTCTCCAGAACTTAGATTATCTAAAATCCTTACACGATCATTAGGATAAAATATAGATGAATCATCTACATAAAGGATTTTATCTCCTGCATTAGCATCTTTTTTCAAAATGCCGTGGGCAGAAACTTGAGAACGAATTACAGTCCCTAACGCTCCTCTTGGAGGGTTGAATACTTGCATCATTCTATCAGCCACTGCAATATGATCATCTCTCTCACGAGATACAATCTTAATATAATAAAGAAAGGTATAAGGAATCAATTGACTCTTTTTTACGTACCTTGTTCCTTTATCAGCAATAGGCTGTGTAGGATCTAAAAGTTGGTAACAAACATTTTCATCTGAATCATCATTTTGAAGAACGTTACCAATTCTAGTAATCTTAGCATTTGCACCGTTTGCAATAGCACTACTTGGAGCAATCGCTAAAGTAGAATCTGGAGCATTAACAGCAGTGATAACAAAAGCAGTACTAGTATTATCAACTATGGTGTCTCCAATTTTTACTACTTTTAGATCTACAAATTCTCTAAACGCGATAATTCCTGCATTCTTATTATAATTAAAGATAGGCAGGTTTGTTAGCAAATCATTACTTAAAGTTAAAGTATGAGGGCCATTTCCGTTTAAAGTAATAGCACTTATTCTATAAGTGCCAATATTGTTCTTAGTAAGAAGTCTAATCCAATCACCCACTAGAACTTCTCTAATTTTTCTATGTGTAAGGTCGATTGTGCTATCACCACCACCATTAGTAGTTTTAGCATCTTCCCCACCAAACTTAGTCTTATACGCACCTGGTCCAGGAAGTAAAGAAACTAACTCTTCACCATAAGGAGGTGTACCCCTTTTAGTCGTCCTATCTTCATATAGTTTCAAAAGACGTAGAGTAAAACGAGGATGTGTAGTTATTAAACTGTCTGCAGAATCATCATAGAAGCGAGGTTCAATAGGCTGTCTTATCAACTCACCTGTGAATGGAGAGAATAATTCTTTAAAAGCAATTCCATCATCTCCTCGGTATCTACCTTCCCAAAAGATAATATGGCGAACTTCCCTTGAGAGGGCTTCTTCAATGTCTTCAATAATTCTTACAAATTTTTTAGCCATTATTTACCACTCATATACTTTTGAGCTAATTCCATTAGAGTTGTCTTTAGGATATAGAGAACTAAGGGTTCTACATCTTTTAAGACATCTTCATATTCTTTTGCCAACCATGCATATTTGGAGTCTTCTATCCATTCTGCTAATTTTGCGTTGTCCACACTATTAGAAACATTTGCTTGAAAACTACCTTCTGGGTCATCAGAGTAAGGAGTAGCGGTTGGTCTTTCTCCACTCTTAGGCCCAACTCCAAAACTAAAGAATCCTTCTCCCCTTAAAGTATCTGTAACATCTATAGAATCAACAAAGTGACCTGTTGCTACCAACTCTCTGGTACTTAACTCACCTACTAAAGGTAAGTTAGATCTGGAAGTTTTCCAATCTGCATATTTAGAACTATTCTTAGGTACCCCATATCCACCACCAGAAGTTCCTTGTCCTGTATTAGGATTTAGATTAGATGGGGATACTGATTCAGTAGCTTGAGCCAATCTTCTTTTCATTCTAGGAACTAATTGCTGTCTGATATAGGCTTCAAAACCTAAGTATAAATTGGCTTCTAAAGCAGAGTCTAAATCTTTTAATAGCCCATCTAAACTTTCTATACCTGTTACTGTGATAGAAATGTCACGAGCCATATTAACCTCTACCTAATGGAATTCCTTGTGCAACACCTTCACGCTTTAACTGAGCAAGAATGTATTCAGCTCGTTCTTTCCACTGTTTTACAAACTCATCAGATACAGCCGAAGAGTTTTGTCCTCTAGCTGCTAAAAGAAGAGTGTATACTGATCTAGCAGTAACATATTCTTTTCTATCAGAAGAGTTGCTTCTAACTTGATGAATATTCAATTCTTCATTTAACTTATCCGAAGCAGTTTCAAGATGATATTGAAGTACTTTATTACGAGCTTCAACATCTGTTTTCTTAATAGCTTCAGGTAAATATGCATCTACTTCAAAGAAAGTCATTCTTAGATCATCAATTGTTGCATAAGCTGAAAAGCGACCATGAACTGGACCATCTAGAAGATTGATTGAAAAATATTCACTATCAAATTGAATATAGCTGTTAGGTGCTGCATTGACTAATCCAATGAAGTTAGCCTTATAAGAGACTACATAATCATCACTAGGGATAATAGCTACACCTAAACTTGGTATAGACGCTGGAATGTTCCAGGTTGTTTGATATCTGGCCATGCCTACTCTTGCCATCTGTAAAGAAGCTAATAGCATAAATTGACCATTAGGAGCTAACTGAGAAGGGATAAATACATCAGCATAGACTACATTATCTTTAGGATCTTGCCGTCTACCTCCTAAGATAACCTCTACTTCAAACGTAACTGAACCACCAATGATCCCCCTTAAGGAATCTTTAGGAGTTAGCCTTCGATCTGTTACCGTAAGTGTTACCACTTGTCCAGGTCTAAAAGGTGCTGAGAGAGAGTTAATACTTAGGTTGCCCCCTGAATCTATAGACTTAATTCGATAAAAATCGAAGATAGTACCTGTAGAGTCAGTATATTGATGAACATCATTAGCGTTGAAAGGAAGAGCTGGAGTTACGGTTCCCATAACATCGAACTCACCAAACTCAGCTAAATCATTCAATATATCAAAAGAAGCGGGGAATGAGGTAATTGTTGATAAATCAGTATCAGTAGTAAAGGTAATCGTAGTTGAGGTGTTAGTTACAATTCTGTAGACTAAACCAGCAATATGCATTTGATCACCAGCTAAAGCACCATTTGCTGGTACTGGACCGGAGAATACTACTGTTACTACCTTTAAAACATTGTTAACATCTCCAGCTAGAACAATAGAACCAGAAGCAGGTCGTTTACTACGTTCTACTTGAAAACTAGTAATATTATGAGGAGGGTTAGCAGGTGATGTAAAACTGATAGTTATTGCCATTTAAATAGCCTTTTCCAAAATGATTTAGGTTTTTCTAAAGAACCTACCAATTTATGATGTTGTTCAAACAAAAGTTCCATATTAGAACAGATATCATCTAATCTGGAATTAAGATCAGAAAGTTGTTCTTGAAGACGATTTATTTTAACTTCAAAATATCGTCTATCAGGAGTTTCTTCAGCCTTCTTAATATCTTCAATTTCCTCTTGAACCCTTTCTTCAACAGTTTCTTGTTTCATTAGGGTTACTACTTTTACTTCTGCCATATCTTCCTGTTTTTTTATTGCAGGCTTTAGTTGCTCTGGCTTAACACTAATAGAATTAGTAAGCTTTTTTATAAGATCTTTTGTAGCCATTGAACAACTCCCTCCCAGGAAGTCGCTAATAATAGTCCTAACAAAATAGTATTGACTAAGGATATACTTAAAACTAATTTAATTAGAAAATTCTTTTGATTTTTTCTAACTCTAATTTCAGTTTTAATATCATTCCTAATTCCAAAATCTTGTTCAGGTTTCTTTGTATTAGTAATTTTCATGCTTCCTCTATTTAATTACTTAAACTGACTCGTCCTTACCTTCGTCTTTTTCAATAGACTTTTCTGTATGATTCCATTCAAATAAATCTAAGAATCCAGACAAAAATCTAGCAAGTTTGCTTTTGTCTTTATTCTTTCCAATTCTTGAACTCATGGTTTCATCTGGATCACCACCAGTTAGTGCATTAAAAAACTGATCTATAGAAAGCAAAATGTTCCAGAAATATCGTTTAACTCTCATTATAGTTGTCCTTCAGATTGTAATTTTTCTTTTGCTTTTCTTACTACTTCATCAGCTAATATATTCTTATCTATTAGTTTTGCTTTCTTAACTACTTCAGTTTGGACTTCTCCATTAACAACTAAATCAACTTCTTTATCATTTATATTAATTTTCATGATATTTCTCCATTACCGAAAATTTAACTGCTGTTAAACCTGAGTTATAGTAATAAGTTCTGAAATATAATCCAGCCATTACCTCCGAAGCCCCCCCAGATACGAAATCTTGACGTTCCAAGCTTAAGGGGTTAATATATTCTGTCTTTACAAACTTTTTTAATTCTAATACATCCTGACCCACAGTTAGACCAAAATAAGCAAACAATCCTAAAACATTATCTTTATCAATAATAGAAAACTCAACATAATCACCTATATTAGCTCCTGTAGATAAAACTTTATACCAACCTCCTCTGAGCCTTAACTGTGTTGTAACTACTTCATCATATATATTTAATGAATTTGGTTGAGCTGTATATAAATGCCCTTTCCAAACTGTAGTTAGTCCTTGAGCATCTTCAAAAGTAGGAGCAGAGACTATATACCCATCAGAATTTCTTTGTTCTAATTTTTTATTCCCAGCAACTTTAAAGTTAGCTTCAAAGTCATTTGTATCGGGATTATCCACCCCAATAGGAAGGATACAATCAAGAGAAAAATAACCATCAAATGCTTTTAGATGATAATTTCCTTGTGCTTCCACAAATTGGATAGAAAGGTCTTTATCTTGCACAAATTTTTTAAACTCTGTCCAAATTACTTCCATATCTTATTCCTCAAAATAGTCAAGAGATGCACGAAAAGTAACAGAAGTTGAAGATTCAGGAGTTAAATACATTATAACTCTTGCTGGCCCAATTACTCTAATGGGTGAATCGTAGTTTCTAGCAAATGTACTTGATTGTCCGTATAATCTTACGAAATCTGAAATTTGGATTTCTGGTACGTTTGTTACACCTATTGGGATTGATCTAATATGAAACACACCGCCAGATCCTACTGTTGTTCCATTGTGACTTACTGAAATACCAGTAACGTTCATTTTTTTGCCAGTAGCTATATAATGATGACACCAAAATGTCTGTTTATTTGTTGCAGCAATTGTTCCAACTGTACCACCGCCAGCAGATACTGCACCGAAAAGAGTTATAATTCCAGCATTAGATCTAGTAGATCCAACGGTAATTACTTCCATCTTTTCAATAAAGCGAATATCTGTAGCTACAGTATTAACAAATGTAGTACCATTAAGAGTAATTGTCTCTGTAAATGGTCCTGCACCAGTTGTATCAAAATATGTAATTCTTACTGTTCTAGCGCCTGTTCCTGCGGCTGTATCTAGTGCCGAAGAAGAAGACATAGACCTTTGAGCGTTGGCAGCAGGTTCAGTATAGGTTGTTCGTCTTACTGCAAATTCTGCGATAACTGCTACTGCTATGTCTCCAAAACTAAAGAATGTGTTTGGGGAAGCAACAGCCGATATTACTAAAGCTCCTGATGTGTCTACTTTTAACCATCTAAGAACAGTGCCGTCACTGCCCATTATTCCATAGCCAGATGCCCCAACATCTGAAAGTGCATTTAAACGAGCATGTCTATCAACAATCCGTAAGTTACCAGCAGTATCAAGTGTTAGTCCAGAAAACTGTCCAGCTGTTAAAGAAGGTGCAGCTCCAACTACTCTTGATAAAGATAAAATACCTTTAGTTGTACCGGCAATATATAAATCGCCAGCAGAATCAATTATATGTTGCTCTACCCCGCTACTAGTAACAGAAGCAGTAGTATTGATTGAACCATCAGCATTAACTATAAGAAAGTTAGCACTCTCGACGGCACCTGTGGCACCCACTACTTTTATAGTCTGAGCAGATTGTCCTTCTGTTAAATCAGCCATTGGCCCATCCTAATTATACGATTTCGTGACCTGATATTGTTGAATATACGTCTTGTGGTTGGTTATCTTTATTAGTTCTAATTAGTCTTACTTTAACACCCGCAGGTACCGATACTGGTTCATTTATTGGAAGCTGAATATTAGGATTTGCTGTAGAGTTAAATAGTACCCATAAAGTATTAAATACTGCCGTAGCTACTCCTGTTTCCACTTGAACTTCTAATTTCAACTTACCTGAAGCCGTTGCTTCAATCTGTGAAAGTTTCAAAGTCATTAGTGCAGTTACAGTGTAATCATGGTTATCAGATGCTCCAGCGGCTACTGCTGCTGTAGTATCGTAATTATTAACTTCTGTGCCTTCACTATCAACTGATGTTACAGGAATTGGATTTGAAGCTGAAAATGGATTACCACTCTCATCTCGTATTGCTACATCTAATGCATGAACAGTACCAGAAGTAATAGAAGTTAATCTATTATTTTGATCTGAATCGCCAGGAGATGCAGCTCTTGAATGTCCAACTAATCCTACGTTTCCAGGTTTAGTGTTATTTGTAGCATGAAAAACACCATCAGGTGTTAATGCTCCAAGTTCGCTAACTCGTAAAACCCGATCTACGTTTGCAGGATCATTAGCATGTGCTTCAATATGTAAATTCCCATCAGTATCAACAGTTGCTCTTTGGGAAGGAGTAGTTCCGTCTACTATTTTTGTATGTACTCGTTCGTCTGTGCCATCTGCTTCAGAACGAATGGGAAGTGCTGTATTTTGATCAGCCATTTATATTACCTCTTTTGTCTCGGCTAGTTTTTTTATAAGTTCAGCTTCTCTAGCTTCTTGAATTTTTATGTTATTCTTTACTCTTTCAATATCTTCAAGTTTTTCAGCAATAACAAATTCCATTTCAGCTTTAGCTGCTCTAACTCTTATTAGCTCTAATTGAGTTCTTTTTAATTCAATATTAGCCATTAGAGTGTCTCCCCATGAAGCCTTGCTTCAAAATCACCAGTGAAAGGTCTACCATGTATTACTTTCACGTCTACTACATCCCCTGCTGCTAACAACAAGGAACTTGTGGGAAACTCAAATGCTTCAGATAATGAGCCGCCGAAGTATGTTCTACGTCTACCTTCAATAACTGCATTTACATAAAGTTCATACGTAGCAGTATTGGTTCCACTTACTTCAATTTTATATAATTTTAAAGTAGTAAGTGCAGGTACAGTGTGTGTGAGAATAGTAGTTAGAGTTGCAGAGGCTATTGCACTTATCTCATCAAAGAGAGAAAATGGTGTGCCACCTGATCCAAATGTAGCATTAACGTTAATTGAACCATCAGCATTAATTTCAAGCTCATGGCCTTCATTATCATGAATAGCAACATTGTCCCCATCAGCTGCATCTAATTCAACATCAAGATTTCCAGCTGCAATTTCAACAGGAAGGGGATTAGCAGTTGAAAAAGCTGCTCCTGATTCATCTTTTAAACGAATAGAAATACTACCGTCGCTATGTATTAGTAACTCATTATCGTTACTAGTATTACGTATGGCAACGTTATCTGTATCTGATTCCAAGTCTACGTTAATGGTAGCACTAGCGATGCTTATATTAGCATCAACTGCGAGCCTCCGTTTACCATTAACATCTACAATGCTATCAATAGGGAGTCCCGACTCATGTGCTACGAGCGTAATACCTTGGGTTGTACCCCGTGGGTTATGTTGAGACCCAGCGGAGTTATTTTTTGTACCCATAAGTTACTCCCGTACTGAGGACTCTTACTGTCCTGGCTTCTGTGCTTCTAAAATCTGTTCTAGATTGGGATTATTTTTTTTGTTGATCTCAAGAACAGCTTTACGAATTTCAACTCGTACAGGCTCAATTTCTTCAGTAATGAACTTTTTATAAATTTCTGCCATTTCTGTTTGTTTAGCCTGAACCTTTACTTTTAATTCTTCTGTCTTTGCAGTAACTGCTTTAACTTGTTCATCAGGTGCGTATGTTTCCAAAGCTCCTGCTCTTACATTAAGTTGAAGAGTATCATTATCAAATAAAACTAACATGCTTATTCCTCCAATTTTTTCTTATATTCTGGGTCTTTACGCATATGCGCGAAACAATATAGTCCAGATGGACTTCCTTTAGAAACAGGCTTATCACAGACTGTTTCATCCTCTTTTACCAATATACATTGATGTAATACTTTATGAGCAGCAATAATATCATCAAGTGACATAGTTGGTGCTTCTTCAATTACATCTTCTATTGGATTTGGTTCACTTGACACTTCTTCTAGTGTAAGTTCTTCAAGTTGAGTTGGTATAGCTTCCATAGCTTCTTTAACTATAGAATCAATTTCAGCTTGTTTGGTTTTTTCTTTTTCGATAGCTTTTAAGTAAGAATAGTAAATATCCTTACCAAATACCATTTGTACATCTTTTGTACGAAAACCAAACTTTACTAACCACTCTAAACCGAATTCTTTACGATTCTTAAGAAGAGGTGATCTCAATAAATTCTTATGAACTTTAGAACCTCTTTCTACAACTGCAATACCATTTACAAACTTAACTCCCATTAAGAAGTAATTCCCACCTATATTCAGTGGGTGTTTTACCAGTATGTAGTCTTTATCTAAGGCTCCTTGTTTTTTAGTTGTATAATACATCCTCTTTCCTCCATAGAAAGATAAGAAAGGGGGAGACGTTAATCTCCCCCAATCTTAATTAGTTTACTCTTGGATTATGCTCCGAGAGGTAGAACTCTACGCATTCTAGCAAGCGAGAGGCGGTTGTAGAGATCGAACCCACAATACCACTTGAGGCGGTACTGATTGGCGTTCTCGTTCTCACGAGGACCAACGAATTCGAATACAACACCGGCGTCATTAGCAGAAGTAAATCCGCAAACGCCTTCCATCTCACCCCAACGTCCACAATAGACTTCCGAACCGTCTGCTCTCTCATAGAGTTCATAGGTTTTGCCTACGAGTCCGAGGGATACATCGTTTGGTGCAAGTTGGAGTTCATTGTTGTTGTTTTCAACATCAAGGAATGTTCCAGTTGCGACTACTGTGAGTACTGAAGGGTTAGCTGCTGTTGCGACAGTGATTTTGTATTTCCGAAGAATTCCATCATCACCACGTACAACTGCGGCTGCTGTTCCTGCAGCAATACCATCAGCAAGAGCTGCGGGTACGCCTAGAGAATAGTCTTCAGCGGTTGTGATTGAGGCAGCGCCTACTGCGGCAACTGCGCCTGAATCCACCAAGTTAACTGGTTCGAAACGAGAAATAAAATCGTTTCGGAATACAGGGATCTCTTGATACATAAGCATAGGCTTCATATTTCCGAGACCAACTTGCTGAATTTGATATGCATCTGTTCCACCACCAGTATTACGTAGTAATACTCTTAGTGTACGGATGTCTCTTGAGTGCATCATCAAGAAGTCAGGTTTACCTGTAGTTACACGGTCGATCAAGTTGTCTAGATCTTCTAGTGTAAATACGCGGCCTGGACGATTCAAACGGGGTGATGCGCTGTCATCCTCTGTAAGGTCTAGTGTTTGTGTTGAAGCACCAGCATTATAGAAAGGATGGTTAACGTCATCGCTGTTTCCAGATTCTGCATCTAGAATAGCTTTCATACCGTCGAATTTGGCTTCGATTCCGATAGGACCGTTGTTCGATTGAACAAGTGGACCACCAGGGATTCTACGGCCATTGATGATTGAGTTCATGTAAGTACGAGCAATATCCTTAGACTTTGAACTGATCTGGACCTGTAGCTGATCGTTGTGATCAGATAGTTGGTCTTCGATCTGTCCGTCCATGATAATGTCGCCAATGATAGCAGCTAGGTGAACGTTTACGTTTGAAACGGTTGCACCCTTCTGATATTTCAATTGGTTGAGGTTAGCACCAGGAGCTGCGAAAGCAGACTTAGCGATTTGAGCCTCTCGTGTAAATGTATAGGAAAGTCCTTCAAATACAACGAAAGGTAGAAAACGGTACCACTCATTAATAGTGATAATATCTTCAATTACACCTTCAACCAAGAGATTATTAGATAATTTAGCTGCATCAGCTAATGAAATGACTTGTGCCATTAATAACTCCTATTAGGTTGATTATATTGTTATAAAAGATGAATAGATCTTATTCACCACCGAGTCTACGTCTTTGGATAGATTTCCACTTATTAAGCCCCTGAGAGATTTTGTCCTTTTTCGACATACCATCAGTTGACTTCTGTGCTGAAGCTGCGTCCATACGTGCTCCTTGTTTAGCATTTGGCGTAGCATTATACACTGTAACTTTCTTTGTTCCAAAAACATTATCGGTTTTAGCTTGACGAATTGCTTCAAGGGCTTCTCGTACATCCGAGCCTGCTCCTTTTACAATCAGATCCGCTAGTTTCTTATGCTGTTGTGGTACTAAGGCTAACTCTTTTTCTAGCTGCTCTTTCCAGTAGCTTTCATAAGCATTTAAATCAGCTACTTTCTTTTCGAGCTGTGATTGCAACTCAATTTTTTCATTTTTAAGAGAAGTTTCTACTTGATTCTTTTCAGAAAGAAGTTCCTCGATCTTAACTTCACGAGCCGCTAGTTTTTCTTCCAGCGAACGTTTGCGATCAAGTTCCTTATCCTGCATTTTCTTCAGTTCATTAGCTTTCTCAACAAATGGTGAGAATTTTTCTTCTAATGACTTTAGGTGTTTCTCGTATTCTTCTCTGAGTTGTCGTTCAATTTCCTTCTTTTCGACGCGATTCTTTGCCGCTTCCTGTCCACGAGCTTGCATCTCTTTAACGATTTGCTCTCTTGTCCATTGTGCGTAAGGATCATTACTCTTATCAGTTTCTGCAGTTTTATCTGCTTCAGCTGTTACAGTTGTCTCCGTAGAAAGAGTTTGTTCAGTTCCTGTTACTTCTTCCGTATTTCCTTCATCTGTTGTAGCAGGAGCTGTTATCTGAGTCTCCGAAGTAGTTGCATCACTCTTAGAGTCAGTCTTATCTTTTGTACCAAATAACTTATTTAAGTTCATTTTAATCTCCTGGGGTTCAACCCCATATTAGATGTTTGTACTTTGAATTCAATTCAAATGTACGTTTATTTATACCCTTGATCTGTTATATCAGGACCGATATTCTTGGCGTTCTGAAAAAACGTTTTATATCTTGGGTCTTGTTCCACCTGAGACGCTTTCTCCTGTTCAGGAGTGATCTCTACTACTCTAAGAGCAATAAAAACCTTTGTATTCATGGTTACAGGTGTTTTTGCTGGGATATCAATCCACAGACTTCTTTTAATTTTGATGGACCACTTCTTATGAGCTTTGATCATTGCCTCCCTAGAACCTTGATCTAAGCTAAAAGACATAGGTAGTGTATCCAACACTAAGCTATACTTATTTTCCATTGCAATTCCCTCTCTTTTTTATTCTTCCTTTTCCTTACCTTGTGGTTTAGCAGCCTTTACCTCTTTAGGCTGTTTCCGAAAATCTAAGTTCTTGCCTTTTTGCTTCGAACTGTCTTCAGAGTGCTTTAGTTTGTTATCCTGACCGGACACAGCTTTATCAGCACCTTTTGCTTTTGTCATGGATGAGAACTTATTCTGACCATCTTGGCCAGATGAATTAAAATCAAGCCCTAGTTCTCCCATTTTTGTTGCTTGCTTTTCAAGAAGCTCTAATTCTCGATCAGCTTGGGCCATCCTATCATCATGATAATCTTTAATCATCTTATCAATCTGAGGTTCGGAAAGGTGTTTAAAGAGTTCCTTAATTGCTCTCTTATCACCAGTCTCAATAATCTTCCTTTGTCCTTCAATTAAGTTTACCTTAGTTAATGGATCAACTGGAAATTGAGGTTCTACATAGGTGATCTCAAGAGTGGAATTCTCACTAAACTGTTGTGTTCCATCATTCGCATAATGGACATTCCAAAGTTCTTTGATTACATCAAATAACTGTTGTTCTCTTTCCCTGAACAACTTTTGGCGTCTAATATTTTCTTCTAGAACACCAATCTTGGACAACATCTTACTAAAACCGGACTCTACTCCACCTCCACCTTCGGCTTTAGTACCTTTGGCGGTTAATCCATGATTGACACGAACCCAATCCTGAATTTGTTGGATAGTAGAAGCTAGTCCTAGAATATCTGCATTTGGAGAGGCAAACTTAAAGTCTCCTTTTTCTCCTACCGCGATTGCAGTATCAGGACCAATACTCATTCCTACAGCATTTGCATCAGCATTACCGTCTGCAAAGAAGGCATAACTGTTATCAAATGTTCTGTGTTGAGTGCCTTGTCCGAATCTGGCAGCTCCACCAACATTAGAACGACTTGCAGATCCAGCTCTAAAGAAATTGAAGTCATCAACTGGTCTACCACGTCTAATAGAAGTTCCTCTTTCAACTCCAGATAGAACTGGAACTCCGAAAGATTGGAACTTAGCAATATGGTTTAAGTCTGTAATACGCATATTAAGAGCATGATTTGCATAAATCAAAGGCTCATTAATAGGTAAAAAATAATAGTGTGCTGGCTCAGAATTAAAGAAAGGAACCGCAGGAATACGACCATAAGGATTTTCACCCTCATGAACGACCTTCTCTGTATCTCCTTCTTTCTGAGTTACTTTATGAGATTCTGGGGACCAATAAATCTCAGAGATTTGACCATGAACACTAGCAGGGTTAGCTTGGTTTCCACCAGTTGCATTAGACCCAATACCAGCTACATAGCCCCCACGTCTTTGACCTAAAGGACCAGATCCTCTATTAAAGCCAACAAAACCTTGACCAAAACCGATTAATAGTTCCGATATATGAAAGGGACTATCAATATATTTAATATCGTAAACACCACCATGAAGAACGTCAAGTTGAACTTTACCTCCTTCGGTGGCTTTTACCATTTCTCCTTTACCATCAATAAAAGATACCTTGATTAGAACAGTGCCAAGTAAATGACACCATCTATCAACTTTATCCATTATTTGAAGATAACGGGAATCTTTTTGAACTTTCTCCCAAAGTTTCTGATCTTTATCTAAGAGTTCTCCTGTTTCAGAGTCAACTATCTTATAGATAGGTTCTTCTCGATAAAGAATTGAGATTTCGTCTATAATCTCTTTTGTAAAGTTTAATGGAAGGATCTGTTGTTTTTCAGGATTCCTAAATTGCTTTAGAAGATCCAACCAAACAAACTCGTCCTGCCTACCTTCATAGAAGGCTAAGGCAATTTCAGTAATCCATTGACGATAGTAGACATCTTCGTATAGATAAATTCCGACTGTCCCAAAGCCGAATCCACCTAAATATCCACCTGGATAATTTTGAACACCTAAATTAAAACTCACGAATACTCCTCTTTACTCATTAATAGGGGGAGATGATTTCTCACCGCCCCCTACTAGTTATTAAGTAAGATTACTTATCTTTTCCTTGGAAAGCCTCTTCATGCTTCTTTGAAACGTTATGATCCAACGGTTTCTTTGAACCGACTGGAGGATTATTTTTCATTCGCATTCCACGAGACTTTAGCGAGGGGGCACTTGCTGGTACCATCTTCGCATTTGATTTCATTTCAGCCATTGTTAATTTCTCCTAATTATATAATTATATAGTTATGTCTTATCGACGATTGCCTGCTTCAAGCTCAATACGAATTCGAATTGTGTTTTCGGTTGTGAACGGGTTAACGTCTTTTAAACGTAGTACTGTAGCACTAACTAGTCTTGCTTTACCAAGAGCTACGTTAGTTGTATTTGCTTCAGAAACTACTTTAAAGCGTTTACCTTTTAATGTCGAACCTTTATCAAGAATTCGTAGTTCATCGCCTGCTTTTAAGCCACGGTCACTGAGTTGTGCGCTAGAGGGAAGAGTGATCCTAATACCAAAATCGGTAGGAGCACCAGCATCAAAGTCAAAACGATCTAATGTCGCATCAACTTCCCAAGCCAACTTGGGCTTGTCTCTCTCTAATGCATCGCCACCGAAGCTCTCTTCATGACGACGACGAATACCACGAGCAACTTTGTAAGAACCAGGTGAAGAATTTAGAGTTTTATCTAACTTCTCTACCTTTTCATGTCCAGGAACATTGTCACTCACGTCTGAGCGGAGTTTATGCAAACGTCTAACAGGTTTAATATTTAGACCCATTGTTTGTTACTCCTTTTTTGTTTTTTATATGTATACATGTATGCTGCAATAGTAATTATTTCTTACCATTATATAGCATTCGTTTTTGTTTTGTGATGGTAGAGCCTGCAACTTCGGATTTTGGTCCAAGATTAACTTGGTATCCGAGATTACCAGGGATGCGTCTTTCAGCCTTCACTCTCTGAGCTTCATTACGAAGCCTAGCAAGCGTAAAGGAACTGCCTATACCAACATCTGACATGGTAGGATTCTTCCTAGTCGCGTCATCTGCCATATAGTCTTTCCCCTTTTGATGCCCTTTACCCTTCATCAAATTCCCTTGTGTATTCAAGAGATGTTTCTTTCTTTCTTCAGCCATTGTTTTTACTCCATGTTTATTCGAAATATTCTTCTAATAACGTATAAACGTAATTATTCATCTCTTCATAACGTTGTGTGGGAAGAGTGTTCCCCCATGATTTGTTCGCATACTTATTATAAAGTAAAACTAGTACTTTAGTATGCAACTCATTATCGTTTTTGATAGCCTCTGGTAGTTCTTCTTTTACAAGCTTAAAAAACCCCGATGAGTACCTCAATAACTTAGGGGTACTAGGCATTTTTAAACTCCAATGACTACGGCTACATCAGTACCAGCTGTTCGAGTGATTTTTACCCACTTTACTAAGTGATTACCTGCTGTTGTGCCATAGCTAACACGGCCCGTAGCAGCGGCTGCGATTGAGAAGAAATTCTTCCCATTAATCGAACCATCTACGTTCGCAGTTAGACTACCTAGTTCGACCGTAATTCTCTGACATACAATGTCAAGTCGAACAGTTCCTACTGTGTTTGTGCCATTTAATTCTGCTGTGTTGTGAACAACCGTAGGTTCAATTCTTTCACGAACACGCTTACGACTGTCAATATGTGGATCTGCCATTTTATCTTCCTTACTTTGCTATTCTTAAACTACTGGTAATGTTCCAACTAAATTGGAATCATGTAAGAGGTACACTAGAATATACCGAAGTGCATCTAATGGACCGTCTGTTATACCATCTTTTCTATATCCTTCTTTAGAAACCCCACCTTGCCCCTCTGGAGCACGAGCAGCTTCTAAGGCAAATATTAAATTTTTACATCTATTATTTACAAAGAGTTTAGGATATACGATATGTTTTTCTTCTTTATCAAACACAGGTTGATTATTTTGGTCTACTTTAGGGTATGAACACCATAAACGAATTAAATCACAACCTGTTTCTATTTTTTGCTTTCTGCCAACTGGGTATATATTCCAATCAGCTAGATCATCCCATGCACTTCTTCCATTTAGATCTTTCTGTTTTCCAGCTATATCTGCTACAATAAGTTCAATTCTCTTATTATACCTTTGATCCATCTCTAAAAGCTGTTTAGCCTGTTGATGCACGGTTTTATGTGCGTCTTTAGGATGATATTCATCAATTACTAAGATATTATTGTTAGGATCAATTTGAAGATACAAAGAAGTACAAGGTGTTTGGTAGTTAAAATCCATTGCCACATAAACTGGCCATGCTGGATTGAAGTCCCAATCAACAACTTGAGTCTCTTGTGCAAATTCAGGGAACACAGAATCAGCTACAGCTGTAAAATCAGCCATAACTTCTTGCCTAAACTTAACATCAGGCATTGATAGTCTCATTGAATCAATTTCTGATTTCTTCAAATAGCCACCTTGATTGGTGGTATTGCAATAAGAACTAAATTTAAATCCTGACCATTCTGATTTTATAGTTTCATCTTCAGTAAGAGGTAAGCCTTGAGCCTGTTTCTCTCTGGCAGCTATACCTTCTAACCCATTCATATAAAACTTATACAAATGGTTTCTCCCACGGGGAGTAGAAATGAAGATAGCTGAACCTTCTCTATCAATTAAAGTAGGACGAAGCTCCTGATTCCAGATATCTTCCCCTCCAACAGTTAAAGCGCACTCATCCCAAATAAGTAAATCAATAGATTCACCTACGAGAGATTTGCGGTTTTCACAAGATTTACCTTCAATGACACTGCCATTAGGTAATCTGATGTATCTGTTTAATTTAGAAGATGCTCCACCTTTAGAAGAGTCAGCTAATTTCAATTCATTAACAAAAAGATGATAAAGTTCTGCAAATACTCTATCTGTTAGACCATAGTTATCAGAAACAATCCAGATCTTTCTTCCTGGCTGCATAGCAACTGCAGCTGCTACAGCCGTACAGAACAAAGATTTACCAAAACGTCTTCCACAGGCTAATACTTTGAATCTTCCTACGTCATGAACGATTTGAATTTGTGCTGGATGTAGCTTACCAATCTTTGAAGAAGTGGTAGTAATGCCTCGTTTCGAGAATTCCTCTACTAGTTCTTCAACATGCAATTCATGGATTTTAAGCGGTTCGCCGTATTGTGACATAGATTATTTTTTGCCATGAAGAATCCTATTGAAGTCTTTAAAGTCTTCCATTTCTTTAGATTCCTTAGAACCCTTCCCCGATTCTAAATCTCCTGAGAGTTTGCAAAACAACTCAGCAGCCTTCATGTCTCCCTTTTCCACTGCTTTTTTATAAATAGAATCAAATACTGCAGAACGTCTTGATTCATTAAATCTAAAAGAAGACTTAACTTTTAACATTACTGCTTCTTTCCACTCATCAATAAACCAACCATAAATAGTTCGTTCAGGAGGAGTGTATTCTAATAACAAATCAGCTGTTTCTTTATCTGAAGAAAACTTATTTGTAATAAGAATTTTTAATCTTGCTAATTGATTCTCAAGATAAAGATCTTTACCTTGAAGATTATCAATAATATCTGAAGCTTGAATTTCTTGTAAAAGTTCTTGAAAAAGATTATATTTTCCAGGTGCTAGTGCCTCGACTCTTTTTTTTAGAGAAAGCTTCGTAAATTCCTGATTGTCCTTTTCTTCATCTTTTACGATGGATAAGGTTTTATCTTTTTCTTCCATTGTTTTTATGAGGGTTAGAAAGGGCATGTTCTCTCACTAGTTGACCTATTGAGTATTTTACTCCTTCTACCTTCTTCACTTTCTTTTCAGTAGCAATAAACTTATTTTTAATGTAGTTCCCCTTTTCATCATATTTATCATAAGGAGGAACTTTAGATTCCGCTGGGAATCTCTCTTCATTCAATTCTATATTTACTTTGACCCTATTAGGATATTGCTTATATTCTAAACTAGAATAGTCAAATTTCATAGTATTGACATATTCCTTTTTTGGCATAGATGCAATAGCAGACCCACTCTTACGAACTGGGGCACCATTAATCATTTCAGGTTTCTTTGTAGCAACTGAACTGTTTTTGGTTATGTTATCTTTTGGTTTAGCCATTATAGAATTTTTCCAATAATCCATCTGGAAAGAGGATGAAGAGCAAAACAACCTAAGATCATACTAAAAAACATTTTTACCATACAATAATCGAATTTGCCAAGGAAGTAACCAGCAAAAAAATCTACAGCAAGAATGTACGCTATAGCGACCCCTGCATAGATACCGACTATTTTTAATGTATTTTTAATATCCATAGAATACTTCCCTATAACATATTTAAGTCTTATATTCCTACTACGTAGGATAGGGCATAGCTGCACAGACCTTGCGGTCACTTTCACGGGCCGTTTAAAGCTTATGGCCACATCAGTATAAGCATCTATGTCTTTTAAAACATAAACTGTGTTTATGCCTTTAAGAACATAAATTCTGAAGGACTAGGCAGCCGAAGCCACCTAGCCCAACAGATGAGGAGGAAGTACTATCCTTTTTTAAAGGGATAGTTGGGAGGAATTGCATGAGTATAGTTTTCACCATACTCGTTTCCTTCACCAGCTATTCTTCATCCTCAGATGGAAAGTCGAAATCGTCTTCTAAATCCTCATCAGATTCAGATTGTGGATCTTCAAATTCGATATCAGAAAAAGCCGAGCCTTCGAGAGGCAATAGAAAAAGTAATTTGTCGTGTGTTGGAAATACGAGATAAGGGGTAAATTGGCGATCAGGGTGATTTGAGATTGGTTCGACAATAGAGGGTAAGATGAACTTTTTGTGCTCAGAGAGAGCTTTTTGTCGATGCTTTTCGATTTGCGCGTCTGTAAGTTCATCATGATGTATAAGAATGTAAGGCAATTCACCAATGACTCCTGTAATACGATAAAGTACTCGTAAATCAAATTCCTCGTCGGTTTTGCAAACCAGGTCTGAGGAAGGGAGAATAGTTGTATTAAATAGATTAACCTTAATCTCTTCTATTTCTTTTGGGGTAGCTTCCTTAACGAGTTTAGAAGCGTCATCCATTAGTTCTTTAAACTTCTGTTTGAATGGCTTTTCGCTCATCACGGTTGATTACCTCACTAGAATAAGATTATCTACTCAACAATAATGCCTTTTTTCTTTTATCCCGCAAGAGAGACAAAATACGGCTTCGTTCCTGTAGAATGTTCCGATGTTCCGAAAGAATCACTATTTTGGCCTGGGCGTGATTAATAAGGATTTCATCGTAATATTCTAACAATAAAGTAAGCTTAATTAAATCTGGGCGGTTTAATCTTTCATTCATGATATAACTCAAAAACGTAACATCCTCAAAAACGTAAAGTTTCTAAGGAGTTAATCATAAGCCCAGACCAATAAACAGACTTCTATACAGTTATCCTAATATTCACCCTTTTTCTAACAAAAGGGAACAATCATTCCTCAACTATTTTCACTTATACCGGAAACTGGCCCTTTTTAGGTTCAAACTCAGGTTTTTGACTCTTAAGCACCCCTTCTACACAAGAATTGAATACTCTTAAGGTAAACTCCTGAACTTCCTCTGGAGTGATCTTACAGTGATCTTTTCTGCTCTTTAGGCTACAAATGATCTTTTCAATCTCTAATGGAGACTTTTCATTTAAAACCTTCATTGTTCCAAAAGCACACTTCTCACGAGCCTCTGTAATCTGATTATTGCTATATTCTGACAGATCAAACTTATCAGCACAGCCAAACATAGACAACATGCAAAACGTGGATATTATTAGCTTTTTCATTGTTTTTGACTTTCTGGTTCCTGTTTAGGCTTCCAAGGAGCCATTGATAACGATATAATTTTAAAATAAGCGGATTCTGCATCTTGCCATACCATAAGTACAACTTGAACCACATTCTCCCCTGATTCCTGGATTTCATTCAACTTGGCTTCCAGTTTAGCCTCATCTGATGTATAAACCTTAAAAGGCATTGATTTCCTCCCCCAAGATTGTATTCTTGGTCTGACTGTCTAAGGGAATACCTTTAATTTCGATTATATTGAGCGTCCTGAGACGATCTTCTACAAGGAGATCCTTGACCATCTCCTTTAGTAGTTCCGCTTGTCCTGCGGCATCTGTGTCGTTTATAGACATAAATCCTACATACTCATTGACAAATTGTTCTATCCTATCCATGTTTCTCTTCTTTTCCCATAATCTCCCTGATATTGTGTAATGTTTCCTTCGCTACCCGACCACGATCACGTTCTACTTCACTAGGGAGTAACGCAAAGCTATCTGTGTCATCATCTGTTGGTACCGTTTCATAGTTCTCGTCCTTGGCATAGAACTCTAACGCTTTGGATAGAAGCTCTAAAACCAATTTAGATTGTGTATATTCCATTTAAGACTCCTCTTTCTTGTTAACTTGTTGATATTCCTCGATTAATCGTTCATTCTCTTCTTCTTTATTGATTAATTGTCTATCAGGAGTAAGCTTAGGCATCTTTAAGAAGGGATTAATGAAATCCGCATACTTTCCTACTGCTTTTGCCAGTCCTGGCTCGATTTTGTCCATGTGTATCTCAAAAAGTTCTTTAGGGGTCTTTGGTACCGGACCCAGCGGTTTCTGTTTTTCCGTTTTTTTCCGTTTTTTTCTCATCTCACGCCTATTTGACCTGGGTTTTCACGTAAAGGTAGAGTAAAACCGCCGCGACCACCGAAATTATCCATGATATCAGTCGGTTAGCTCGATTTCTGCTCATATTCCCTTATAAGGCTTTCGTTTTCAGCCTCTTTCTCATATAATTCGTTCCAGATATCTAAGAATGTACCATAAACAAACTGATTGGAGTTCTTAAGTTCAGCTGTAAGGTAGGTCAAAGCATCCAACTGATGCTCATCCATAACCACCATACTTCCATTAGGAAAAGAGACCTTATTCTTTTTGCTCGTAATCTTTGATGGTTTGCTCATTGTCTACCTCCCGCTCTTCTTTATCCTCGTCTGGATCTCGTGTTCCGTATAAGATCTCCTGAAGGAGGACAAGGAGCTTCTCCTCCACTCTTTCAGAGACATCGCGGGGGTCATAATCCGCAACCGCGCCCACGAGCGTTTCAGTAACGCCGTAAACCTGACCATACTTATCCTGTATTTGGATCTTGATCACAGCGTTCTCTCGTTTAGGCTTATATTCATCCTGGTCCATAATTTCAGCCAATATATCTTTAGGATCTGACATAGGAATGTTTATTCCTCTTCTTTTGAATATTTTATATTATACTCATCCTGGGTTCCCTCTTCTTCTTTAAAGTATGTAGAGATCACCCTTGGACACTGATCGTTTAATATCATATAGTTCATAATCTTTACGTCATCCCTGAATACTTCTACAAGCTGCCCAGGAGTTACATTTGGAACCGTACTAATCTTAATTGTAAACTTATGAGTATGTCCTATACAGTCCCCTTGATGCATAAAACTGTGCTCTTCAGTCTTTATTCTTGGTTCTTCCATATTCTCTCTCAAGTCTATCCTGTTCTTCTTCAGCTAGTTCTGCCTTCTCTAAGTCTACCCTATCTATAACGTATTGTAACATATCGGTAATAGCTTTGTCAATCTTTTTATTAAGTACTACCTTTATACTACTCTTGGTCATACTCTTGAGCATACCAGACTTGCTCTTGTTCCTCATCTATTGACTCCCCAAGATCAGATTCTTGTGCTATGTTAATATGAACTCCATCAAAACTCAGTAGTTTAGCTCCCCCCTGTAATGGCATATAGAGGGTATTAGCGTTACTGAGTAATTCCTTCTCTATTATTTTATACTCAGAGAGAGTCACATTAATACAAGGAGGCTCTTTTCCGTGTGAATTCATCCAGTTATGAATATGATCTTGTAATTCATCCATTAAACTCATAGGAATGATTGTTCCTTTGCTAAAATTGTTGTTATCATTTGGGGTACCAGTGGCCTATGGCATACAATGTGCATATAACCGTACCCCTTATCATGTATGCATACCCTATGCCATACCCATATCATATTGAAATCATTAATCAATTTATATATTGACATTCAATTATCAATATGTAATAATACATATATAGGGTGCAATGAATTATGCTTATATACATAACACATGCATATATTATACCAGGAATAGGATTATATGTCAAGCAATATCTTTGTACCTTGGCATGTATGTTGCAGAGGGAACAAACCTTTGATGTATGGTCATGTATGTTAGCGCCGCTAATACAATTGGCACTAAGCTTGCATATAAGAATGTACTACATAGGGGGTTAGGGTATATATAGGAATGGGCAATATTGAGCAATAGGGATAATAGGTAGGTTTATTGCCATAGTATATAGTGCTATGTAGCATGTTGGGGAAATCCGGTTACTGCTAATAATAACTAACAATATCAATAATATGCATATTTCCTTGTAATATCAACGATTTATCTATGCTCTATCATAGCCTATTAACCCTTTATATGCGATAGATAGGTTTAGCATTCCTTTGAAGGATTGCTGAAATTAAATGTTGACATAGTAAGCTTAGTTTGATACTCTCTATATATGGGCAACAATAAACAGAATGAAGTGAAAGGGGACAACATGAAAGACATATACGATAATGATAGAGAGGTAAGACGTATTGAACGATCATTGAATGGGGTTAAAAATAGCCGCCCCGTTGTTAAGGCTGAAACGTCAAAGCCTGTTAACCCCCTTTCAGTGTTATTGACGGAAGCGGTAAAGCGTGGCGATATCGCAATGATTAGAAAGCTTCAAGGTAAGAAATAATGACAAAGCAAGGTAAAGAGTATATAGCGGCAATAGTTCTAGCTGTAATCGCTTCTATGGTCATTATATATGTTGATTTTGGCGCGTTATTCATTGGGTTAATTAATTGGGTAGACAAGTAAAGGGGACAACATGACACTACTACAAAGCGGATTAAGCTTCTTTAAGACAGGCAAGGCAAGCTATATGACTAAGCAAGCAAAGCTTGAAAATATCAATTATCTGATTAGTGAAAGCCTACGCTTAATTAGAGAAGACAAGGAAAATACAAAAGAGCATGTAAATCTTTATAATAGATTGATTGAAATAAAGCTTGACATTGAATGCATGGAATAGTAAGCTTAATGAATAGGGCAATAAACAACAAACAAGAAAGGGCATAAAATGAAAATTAATCCATACGCAAGTAACATGACGGTACTAGAAACAGAAAATAACTCTATTCTCTTTTCATATAAAACCCCCGTAGCCGCTTTTATTAGTGGTTTAGGGGTAGTACGTACAAGCAAAAAATGGAGCGTTACAACGTCAAGGCATATCAATAAATGGTTAGGCACTGAATTTTCGGGCATGGAATGCAAAGAAGTAGATCAAACCATTTTAGACAATCTTGTAAAGTAAAGGGGACAATATGACTAAAACACAATGGAACAATACAACAAAATACTTGAATGAATTGAGTTTAGATATTTGTAAAGATAATGAATGCAATGAAGAAAATCATAACTGTGAATCATATGCATATTTTACTAAAACGGGTAAGCATTGGGAACTATCAGACGTTTGTATATCAGATTATGCTAATAGGTGTTATGAAGGATATATACCAATGCCTTTTGATGGTACAGGGGAAGAATTGAAAACCTTAATAATAGAAAGCGAGTTATAACATACAAAAAGTAGAAATAACAGTTTATAGCATTGAAGAATTAGAACCAAAGGCAAAGGAAAGGGCAATTGAAAAGCTTAGACAATCAGAATATGAAAACGGGTTTATTTATGAAATTGTTTCAGATAATTTTGCAATGTTACTTGAAGAAAGAAAGCTTGATTTAAAAGCTAATTGGTCATTGAGTTGTTGCCAAGGGGACGGGGTAGCATTCGAAGGGAATTTGACAAGGGCAAACGTGCTAGAACATTGCAAGGGCATAACCCCTGAAATACTTGACGCTGTAGAATTTGAAAGCTTAGACGTTAAGACTAAGGGGCATTATACCTATAAAAACAGCATGACACTTTTTACACATTGTGATAATAGGGCAAACTCTGAAACAATTGGCTTGATAGAAAACGCTTGCCTTGAATTCTTGCAAAGCTTGTCAATGGAGTTTGAAAAAATTGGGTATAGTGATATTGAACATCAAACAAGTGATGAAAGCTTGATTGAATTAGCACAATGTAATGAAATGACGTTTCTTGCTAATGGGCAAGCTTTCTACATATAAGGGGGTTATATATGACTATCACTAAGAACATTCACGGGGCATATGTCATAACTGATATTGTGCAAGGGTATTTGTTCAAGCGGGTTTACTTTGGATATACTAAGAGTGAAGCTTTAAGCCTATTCAGACAAGAAAGGAAAGCTTAGTTATGCATGTTTACACCATACAAAAACAGGATATAGGGCAAGGGATGATTAGCGCCCATAGAACAAAACACGGGAAAAATATATTCTTATATGACTTTTTTGGAAGGGTGCAAAAACAAGATATAGGGAAACAAGTATTTTTTAGAAATGGGTATCATCAAATAGAAAACAATGAACAATTTAACAAAAAGGTGCAACATGCTAAAACAGTCTAAAATATTGGCTAATCCGAAAAAGCTTTTAGAGTTTGCTAATGAAGTACGCGGCAATTGGGCAAAGTTTGATAGTTTTGTTTGGTTTGGTAAACCTAAAGACGCTGAAAATTGGGGCATAGTGTATTATTCAAACCGTGACGCTGATACACTTACACAATGCAATGCAAAGGTTATTGAGGAAAAACTAAAACCTTTTGAGAATTCAGGGCATATTAGAATGGAAAGTCATAACCATTGGGCAGTAGGGCACGTTGACGGGTTTAGTATTAAGCCAATAGATGAAATGGGCAACATAACCCCCGTATTCATTGAATGGGCATTGATTCAAGAAAGCCTAGATAGCTACCCTATTCTTAATGAAGACTTGTTTTCTGAAATGGAATGGGAACTAGCATGTGAAACATGGGAGAATATGTCAATTAAAGAAAGAGTAGAATTGTGCAAAGAATGTGAAATATCTATCTTTGCAGCGCGTAACGATTGTTTGCCGCAAGATGATAACGGGTACTTGTTTGAGAATCTAACACGATGCTAAGAAAGGACAATATAATGAAAGTATATGTACTAACACATGAATACGACAATGGAAGACAAATTGAAGTATTCGACAAAAAAAAGAAAGCTTTAAACTTTCAAAAGGATATCTTAAAGCAATATAGTGAAGACTTAAAAGAAACAATTAAAACAGTGGAAGACTTAAACCATTTTGAAAATGACTCATGGGTTAGTATTGAAGAAATTGAGGTACGATAATGAAAACACCAATTGAAGGATTAACTACGTCATGCAAAGTAAATTGTAAACAATGTAATGCAGAATATCATACGCAAGTAAAATACATGCTAAAAAGGGGATTAGGTAAGGGCATGTGCGGCAAGTGTAATAAAAAAAGATATGGTAATTCAATGAGAAGGTTTTTTATAGGGGCAGTGTCAAAACAAAGAAAGCAAGAAATGTTGACTAACAAATTAGTTAACTATATAATGAATATTAAAAGGGAGGTTTAAATTGGCTAATTCAAAAACAGGTAGAATATCTTTTACAGTTAGCGGTCATGTATCACAAGATATTATGATAGTTAAGAAAGGATATACATTAGAAAAGATTAGTGACCTATTAGATGAAGGGGAACTATTGACTACAATGGTAGAAGGGCATGACAGTTACATTGAAGACTTGGCAGGCAATAGAATTGCAAAGATTATCAGTCAAGACAATGAATGTTCATATCAAGACTTTGACTATAGAGGAGTAAATTAATGTGATTAATTCAACGTATGAGATAAAGCTTGTAAGCGGTGAAGTTTTTGTAGTAGACTGTCAAGAGGAGGATATTGATACTCTTATTTTGGCAATAGGTGAGGAACAAATAGAGTATTGTGAACAACTATAACAAAGAAAGGATAATAAAATGATATTTGAAACTAAACAAAAAATATTATTTGTAACAATCATGTTGGCGCTAGTAGGATATTTTATTGGGGCAATGTATTTGTTTGCTCAAATTCCCCCCGCTGTACATGCATATGTAAAAGCATTCGTGAGGTAATTATGACAAAGTATGATTATCTAGGGCTAAGAGGCAAGTTGTATGATGCAGTAGGGGCATTAGGTACCCATGCTGAATTGACAGGAGATGGATACCTTGAGGTAGCCTATCAAGCGGCAAGTGAGATGCTAGACGCAATAGATGAAATGGGAATTCAAAAAGGATATCTTGATCCATTCACACTAGAACTATTAAATGATTGTACGAAAAGAAAGGAATAATTTTATGATATATCATGATGCTAGTTGCCCAAAATGCAATAAAAAATATACAATATCAAATGATATTTTGAAAGAAGGATTAAAAGAAAATAAATATAAAAAATTTAAAGAAGTAGCTGATAGTATTTGTACAATTGTGAGATTTTGCGATGAATGTTTTATTAAAGACGTTTCAATTAACTTATAGAAAGGGACGATAACATGCCAAAGGGACAAACGACAATTAGTGAAACTGTAATTAGGGAAGTAGTATCAGGTGTGGTACTAGATAAGAAGACAAGGCGCAATGTTAGAACTAAACTATTAAAAGATGCTAAAGCGGGTAATGAGATAGCCGCGTCACTATTGGAGCAAGTGAAAGTATTTGATGAAAGCTTGCAGCTAAAGCGTGGTAGAAAGCCGGTAGTTCAATATGCAAACTTGATTGACTTAGTACCTAGCGATGATAAACCTTTTGTAGGGAGCAAGTAACATGACTGAATCAGAGCAAAGGACATTGGAAGTATTGAAAGGGCTAGATAGTAACCTAACAGCTATCAGTGAAGGACAACATGCAGATAAAAATTTTGTACATGCATCCCATTCATTGAAGTGGATTATAAAAAGCCTTGATAAATTGGCCATTTCAACATTCGTTAAGCAACATGAGAATGAATTAGAAAATGGGAATGTCATAATTGAATTGATTAATAGTAATGTATTTGATGTTCAACAATATAACTAAAAGGGTATACAAATGAAGAATTGTCTTATATACAAGCGGTCTAATGGAGTAATTGAAACATTGATTGATAATATCACAATGATGGATGCAATTAAAATATGTAAAGACCTACAAAAGAAAGCGTCATTGAAAGATACGGCATACACCATTAGTCAAATGGGAGTAAGGAGTATCGCCCCTGTACGTGGTGACGGTGACTTTACAATCATCAATGGTAAGTAACTAAAAGGAGTTTTAAATTGGCTAATTTCAAAAAAGAATTTAACGACTTCATGTGTTATGCTATTAAAATTACCTTAACGATATGGTATAATATTAAATATTGGTTGGGAGGAAGAGATTAATATGATTGAAATAGTAATAGAATTTTTTAAAGAGTGTCTTAGAGTTGTGTTCTCTTTAATATACATGGGTTTTATATTTGGCACAGTTATTGCATTATTCATTGGATTCTGTAGTTTTAGTATAGGGTTCAGTAGAAAGACTATACAGAAATGAACATACCTAAAGACAAGATAAGGATAATACCTTACAACAAAGAGCATGAGAAACAGAATAAGGTCTCATGGCAAAGGTACCCTGGTGGTGGGCAGCAAGGAAAGTACCCCACTTCAGACCAACAAATACCAAATGTATTTATAAGATACTCTTTGTTTAAAAGAGTCATTTGACAATGAACGTAAAACAACGTAAAATTTAAAAGGAGAGAAGATAATGAAAAAGATTTTACTTGCTTTAATTATGTTAATGTGTAATAATGCGTATGCAGAAGAGCATGATACGGTTATTAATACCGCGTGTGAAATTCATGTATTTTCTATGATGCGTTTGAAGGATGAATACAAGAATGTATTCCCACCTGATTGGAGTAATAAGCCCCTTGTAGAACAAGAGGTTAGCAAGTATGTTAAAACCATTTTGGAGAAGACTAATGAATCATAATTTTGTATATACAGATACTAGAAACAATCATGACTATCGTTTCTTTGAGATTGAAGTAGATTACACTTTCGTTACTGATAACAATTACGGGGCTGATGCTGATGGTAATAGAGGTGTACGTATGTCATTCTTAGATGACTTTAGTTTTAAAATTAGAACTGAAGAGGGGGAAGACGTTACCAATAACATTAAACTAAATGATAAAGAACTATATGATATCATTACTAAAAAGGTAGATGAAGAGGCAGAGGGGCTAGATTGTGATGAAGACTCATATGAAGGGTCTGAAATCGAATACGATAATTTAGATTGACAATGGCTGAGATAAAGGTTATAATATATATTATAATTACAATTGTATTCTTACAAGATACAATTATGTTAATACAATATTTATGTAGATTATAATTAATTTATATGCAATATATTAATACAATAAGAAGTATGTATACAAATAAAAGAGATTACAATTGTATGAGTAATTGACTTATAATATTATATATGATATAATAGAGGGGTATATGAAAAAGAAACCAACTAAGATTCAAAAGATTAAAGAAAAGATAAAGAAGTCTTCAGAATCATTAGAGATTTTAGGAGAATTGAAACAAAGGTTTACAAGTTTTACTAAGATTGCTGATCCATTCTTGAAGGACAATCCAATGCTAAAAGGTGTTGTAAATCAAAGACTTAAGTATATGGATGCAAACTGTAAGGACAAGAAACTTGAATGTAAAGAATTGGAGACCAAGCTTAAGACAACGATCAAAAAAGAGCAGGAAAGGAAAAAGAAGAATGCGAAATAATAATCCCAATATGGTACCTGTTGAGATTAATTTCATGGCTTTGATGCAGATTCTAACTGAACAAAGGATCATGATGGATGTTTTGACAGACATTCTTGTTAGTTGTAGGCTAACTACTAAAGATGAAGTGATGAGCGAATTTGATAAGCAATACAAGGTATTGACTCTCAGTATGGATAAAAAGTTAGAACAAGCTAAGGCACAAGTTGAAGTATTTCAAAAGGAACAAGAGGCTCAACGTGAACAGCGTATTGATGACATTCTAAGCAAGGTGGAGCCTAAAGGCAATGCCTAGACGTACACATTCAGCAGCGCACTTTAGTACCCTTGTTGGTAAATGTCAAGAAGGTATTGTAAAATTGAATGCTGCATTTAATGCTTGTGTTACAAGTGTTGATTTCACTCAATCAAGTAAAATGCACAAAGAAGCTTCGTTTTATTTGACTGAAATAGAAGCACAAAACAAAGTTCTTATTTCTTTAAAGACTAAATATTATGGCTCTGTAGGTAGAGAGAACAGGCAGTACAGGGGTAAATCGTTAACCGAGTTGATGCAGGAAGCCTCTTTAATTAACCTACATAAAACACGCTTATATAGTGCTAAAGGTAGAGAGATTAAAATACTAGACTTCAAAATGTATAAAGCCTCACCAAAAGAAAAGAATACTGTTGACGCTATATTAGTTGATACCCCAGCTAAAATAGCCCTACGATTGGTTCAAGGATTTAAGTTTAACGCAGAATTTCAAGCAATATCAAGGGGTTATCAATATAATAATGTGCTTACTGAACACGAACAAAAACCAAACAACGTAGAGTTGACCAAGCTTGTCGCAGAATATCTAAGCAAACACAAGAATACAATTAGGGTCATTTACCTTGACTCATCAGAACAAAATGCGTATAATATAAAGCTAGGTAACATATACGTATTGAATAAACCGAAAGGCATAAAATGAGAATTACATTACAAAATAGATATATGATTTTTGCTCTAGCAGCTTTAGTTGCTATGAACTATATGTTGCTTGCTCTAGCTTTCCATGACATTTCTATTCTCCGAACAGAGAATGAATTCCTTAAAAAGACTTCAGCTACTAAAACGTCTTTTGAGATTGGCCAATTTTCAGTTATTGATCCCAATATCACAAGAGCAGTTATCGAAGTAGAAAGTGATGGTGATCCTTATGCTTATAATCAATCTTCGGGTGCAGTTGGGCTAATGCAGCTAACCCCAGTTATATATAAAAACCTTTGCGGTCTTACTAAAGAAGAAGCATTTGCCCCTGATCGTAATGTGGCATGTGGTTCTTTGTTTCTCTCCCACCTATTAAAAAAGTATCGCGGTAATGTAGAAAAAGCTTTACTTCACTACAACAATGGACATATAATTACCAATATGGACTATCCAGTAAAAGTTCAAAAAGAACTACAAGTAATTGTAGCTAACGCAAAAAAATAAAAGGAGAACAGAACATGGCAAGTATCACCACGGCAAAGAAGATAATCGAAGCGGGACGACATGCAGGAGTATCTGTGTGGCTTTGGGGAGTTCACGGTATTGGTAAAAGTGAAACAGTCTTCCAAGTTACAGAAAAGCTAGGTATTAACTTCATTGACGTTAGAGCAGCACTGACTGAATCAGGTGATTGGATGGGCTTGCCTATTGAGAGTACAGATAAGAACGGTAAAAAGACAGCTGAGTTCCTAATGTCTTCCTTCCTTCCGCAAGATCCTAATTGGAAGGGCATTCTATTCCTTGATGAATTGAATAGGGCACGTCCAGATGTTTTGAACTGTGTGTTCCAATTGGTTCTTACAGGCGGGATTATGAACCACTACAAACTACCAAAGGGTGCATGTATCGTAGCAGCTGGTAATCCTGGTGATGATGATTACCAAGTAACAGATATTGAACCAGCATTGATGAGCCGGTTCTGTCACATTGATTTGACACCGACTAAAGATGAATGGTATGCGTATGCAAAAGAGATTGGTGTAAGACCTGATGTTGTTTCCTTCTTCAGGGCTAATCCTAAATTGCTTGATGCTAAACAAAAGAGCTTTGACTTTGATAGTGTGAAGCCTAATCGTAGAAGTGCAGTGATGTTAGCTAGAATGGTTAATTCACTTGAGAAGCTTGGATATATTGACGCTTGCATGATTGATGCTGCATCAGGGTTAGTAGGAACAGCCGCAGCGGTACAGTACGATCAATTCAGGAAGTCTAACTACCTAGCTATTGATGTAACTAAGATTCTCAAAGACTATCCATCAATTAGAGAGGACGTTAAAAAGATTGTAGCAGATGGAAAGCTCCCAGAACAGAAGCAAGCGATTGAAGAACTGTTTAGCAAAGAACGATTCAATGATAAAGAAGTATCAGAGGATGAAAACCAAGTGGTTAATCTTCTAACCTTTATGCTAGACATTGCTCAAGACATTGCATATGTGGGTGCAGATACTCTGATGCAGAAATGTTTTGCAACTACAGAGGTGATTGTAAATTGGTCTGGAAAACCAGACAGTCCACATCACAAAGTAGCCAAAGAATTCTTTGATGTTATCACCAAGCTTAACAAAGAAGAGAAGAAAGGAAAACGCAAATGACTAATGAAGACTTTAGCCTAGTGTTTAAGCAAGTTGTTGTAGAGACTTTCCCTACTGCTGATCTTAGAGGCTTAACAATTGAAGAGGCATCAGTAGCAGGATGGATGACCATATCAAGAATCTTAAGAAAGGGGAACTTAACTATACTTCCAGATGATCCTATCAGACCGAACAAGTTAGTTACCTATTCTGGAGATTTGAGAGATGGCAAGTAATCCTGTAATACCACAGTTTACTCCTGAAGAGATCAAAAAGATCGAAGAGGAGACTAAAGAAGCAATCGACCATACTAATTTGCTTCTGAGTTCTGCTATCCATACCCTCTTACGGTCTCATGCATTTGTTGGGCATCTAATTCAAATGCTGAATCGAAGAATGTCTGTAGATATTCCAACAGCAGCAGTGTGTGCAATTGATTCAAGATACTTTCTTTTAGTAAACCCATTCTTTTATTCATCTCTGTCTTCTGATGAAGCTAAGGCAGTTGCAACCCATGAGGTGTACCATTTACTAAATGACCATTTGACTAGGGGTAAATCCCTTGATCCTCATTTGTGGAATGTAGCGGCTGATATGGCAATCAATTGTTATATCGCTAACCTACCCAGGTTTGATAAAGCAGCAATGAAAGAGAAGCTTATAAAACAACATGGGATGACAGAAGAAGAAGCAGAGAAGCAACTACCTAAAGCAGATAAAGATGGTAAATGCTGTTCATGCTTATTGCCACAAGATTACGGCTTACCCGAAAAACGTACAGCTGAATTCTATTATAAATCTATCACTGAGAATAAAGACCTACTAAAGAAGTTTCAACGCAAGACTGTATACATTAATCCTGAGACGGGGGAAACAAATCTCACACCTGAAGAGCAAGAGCAACTAAAAGAAGACATTAAGAGCGGAAAAGTTAGATTTGATTTTGGTGCAGGTAGCCATGATGAATGGGATTCTGTACAAGGGAATACTCAAGGCATCCTAGATGAAGAGCTAAAACGGATGATTAGAGAGGCTAAAGAGAAAGCCCCTGAGTCATTCGGTAATCTTCCTGGTAATATGCAGGAAGAGATACTTAAGTTCCTTACGACAGAAATTAACTGGAAACAAAGGTTACGGTCGTTCATGGAACGTGCTACAGAAATCTTTAGGATAAATACCAGAAAACGTAGGTCAAGAAGGTTTGGAATTACCTATCAAGGGCAAAAGACTGACCCAAGGCTTAAACTAGGTATCTATGTAGACTCATCAGGGTCTATAAGTGAGGCTGATTTAAAACTATTTGGTGGTGAAATCAATAGGATATGGAACACCAAGCTTGCTAAAATAGAGATTATGGTTGGGGACACTCAGACCCATGAGCACTACAAAATGAAGAAGAAGATGCTCCCTAAAGACTTTAAGGTGTCAGGGAGAGGCGGTACAGATGCCTCAGAATGGATCAAATATGCCAATAAGCACGACTTTGATGCCTTGGTAATACTAACAGATGGTTGGTTTAGCTTTAACCTTCCTAAGCCAAAATACGGGGTCATGTGGGTACTAACACAGAATGGGTATGCAGAAAAAGACTTTGCAAATGCTGTAAAATTTGGTAAGATAGTAAAGATAAAGAAGGAAGAGAAATGAAACTACTAGGTGGATTCAAGACCCCAGATGGGAAGCCAGTAAAGATTGACAGTACTTCTCCAGGTACTAACAGTGTTGCTCCTGCTACTTCCCCCTTTGGCACATCTGTTAAGTTTAGAAACCCTAAACAAGAACAGCTTGCTATATTTAAAGATGCTGTTTTACAGATGATATCTGAGAACAAAAGTGTGAAAGAGGTTATGGCGTTTACAACTAGCCCTTCACCTGAAACTAGATATGGCAAGAGTTCTAATTCTCCTTTGGGTCTAGCATTCTTCGGAGGTATTCTGAAGTACACAACGGTAGAAGACAGACAAGCTGTGTTATTAGAGATTTCAGAATAATGAATAATGAAAACTATCATTCATTGTGAAAAATGTGGAATAGAAAAAATATTGGAGTTTCCAGAAGGGAAAACAAAAGAACAAATTGCAGATATGATGCACACATTAAACAGAGAGAAGTTACTAACCCATCCCATGTGTGAAGGGGAGCTTAGTCTATACAATAGACAAAGCGTTACTAGAGAGGATTCAGAGAATTTGTTATGAACTTGAGCATGTTCAATTCCTCAGTGAATGGCAACGTAAGCTTCTTATGGAAGAGATGCAGACTTTACAAAAGCAGATAGAAGTAATGCGGAAGGTGCTAAATGAAAGTAAGAACGATAGACTTAAGGAATAAAACAATCGCTCAGGCTAGGAAAATCCTAAAGCGATTGATTAAGTTCCGTATGGAAAAAGGAGTAAACCTTAAGTTTAACTTTCTTTTACCCGCTATTGGAGAAAGGAAAAAAAGCAACAGCAACTTATATGAAGCAATAAAAGGAAAATGTCCGTACTGCCAGTCACCCTTAACAGAAACAGAGTCAGGCATTGTATGTACCAGCAAGAATATTAGAAGTATAATTTTTGATATTGAAGAGACCAAAAAGAGATTCGGAGCTAAAGCAGAACTATTTGCATCCACTAAAGCTAATAGGTTCTGGGACTACTACCAAGAAATGGGTAGAGATATGACGTGTGATTATATTCAAGGTAATGAGGAGCGTAAGTTTAAGATTAGAAGTCGCCTACTTAGGGCAGGTGTTGATCGTAAAAAGATATTTGGAGGGGGCTAGTTTCATGTTGACATTAGCTTATCCTTTGGTATAATGGAGGGCATATGAACGAAGAACATATTAGCTATTGTATTCAGTGCAACAAGAAACCGTCTCAAAGTAATGACGTGTTTTGTTCTCAGAAGTGTTCGGAAGACGCAGTGTTATACGACCTTGAAGTTAGAACGTTAGGGTACAAGAAAGCCAATAAAAACTATGAGAAAAGAAGCAAACTTGAAACACAGTCTTCTTAGAGTTGAAGAATCACCTGTTGTTAATGGAACTAAATCTGTTCTGTTAAAAGCACGATTTTTTGTTTTGTTAAACCATGTACAGGGTCTTACCACTCTGTTGAAAAGTAGAAGGAAAACTAGTTCTAAAATTCTTACTGTTATTAATACCCTTAGAATAAAGTTATGTCTATGGCTTATAGAAATCTTTTAGAACAAATTGTTGTCTTCTTTAAGTCTTTGTGGTTTACTTTAACCTCTAAAAAGAGGACAAGGATTGAAAGAATTAGATATGAGAACATGGAGAGCATGATAGACAGACTTCATAATGAAATGGATTCGGCTGAATCTTTCATTGAAGCCAAAAGGAATCAGTTTATTCAAGAGTTATCTAAGAATGTATATGAATTTAACCCTGCTTATGATAACCAATATATTAACAAAGATCCTTGTAAATGTACTTTTTACTTGGAAGTAACCGCTGATGAACTAAACCATTCGTTCTTTAATGATGGAGCTATACATCTTTATGCTCAAATTGAATTAGTACCTTATACTGTATGTTACCCTTGTAAAATGAAACTAAAAAAAGGTTCTACCCCTATTAGGACAGTGCTTAGATCCTTAAAAGAAGGTAGACTTCAAATACATCTTGCTGATACAATAAAGTTTAAAATGGAAAGAAAGGGAGAAAACAATGATGAAGAATAGGCTAATAGGAACGGTGTATGACGTAAAAGATGGTCGAACAGCAGTTATTGAAGACGTATTTGTCGAGCTGGACGCTTTAACCATTGGGAAAAGTAGAGCTATGATTAAGTTTAAGTTCCTAGAAAATAAGGTGACAAATGTACCCCAAGATGAGACTTTTATGCTCACTATGGAGACCTTTGAGTCTGTTACTACCTCAAGATATAGTAGTACCCCTGACTTCACTTTGAATACCCCTTTGTCTATGCAATATAGGGTTAAGTATGCGGAATTCTTGAACAATAGACAACTTGACACAGGTTCATGGATGGATTATACTTAATGTATGAACAAACAAACTGTAAGAGAGATTGAAAAAGTTATTGAAAGTTCATTAATAAAGGTGTATAATATAACGGTTGTTACGGATAAGCAGAGAGAATTTGTTAAACTTGCAGCTCAAGAAGTTAAAGAGTTACTAAAGAGGATGAAATGATAAAGTGTAGTTTTCACAAATGTAAAAATCATATGTCTGTAGAGAAACGAGAAGTGTACTCTGTTCGTATACAAAGAGGAAGCACTAGATTGCCCAATGGAAGATACGAAATAGATTGGGACGGGTACAGATTCATTTGTAAATTCCACAACGATTTGATTAAACATAAGAGGCTTCGTAAAACCCTTGATCTTATTTATGGTAGAAAACCTCAAGTAAAGAAGCAAGAAACCAATGGACTACCTAAGCAGTGATGAAAAGAGTGCTTTAATTGAGCAACTTCAGTTAGATTTAGAAGAAGCTGAAGAGACTATAGCTGGTCAGTTTAAAACAATGGATGAGCTAGAAGAAAAAATATCTAAGTTAGAAGCAGAGATAGAAGGTTGGGAAGCTCTTAAAGATGACTATGAAAGACTTAAAAGTATATGTGATGACTTTGAAGGTGAGTTTAGGAGCGGTAAATTTTAAATGAAAACATTTTATATGACACAAACAGGGGAGATTAGTCAGCACAAGATTCGTGCAGGAAAGATTATTGGTCATGGTATTGTTCATCTTGACCAAAATGTTATTGTGTATACTACAACCAAGAGGACTATAAACATAAGCTACCCTGAGATTAAAGTGGGCGCTCATACAAAACGTCAAGTAATATCCTTACAAAAGGATGAGTTAATTACAAGAATAGATATTGTTACACTGAGGTAAATATGTTAAAAATTGGAGATTTCGTAGCTGCAAAGCATAGTTTGGGAAAAGTAGTTGAAGTTAACGACACACAAGTTGTTATCGAAGTACCAGACCACCGTAAAGAAACAGGCGTAAGGCCGGTTAAAATTACCCTAGAACAAGCACAAAAGCTTGGTAAGACACTTGAAGAAGCATTAGCCTTATATGTGCAAAAGGTGGAATTAGTTAATGACTAAAATAGTAGCAATTAGCGATACTCATAATCAACATAAAGGGATTGTGGTACCAGATGGGGATATCCTTGTACATCCAGGAGATTTTACAGGGTCAGGAACAATACGAGAGGTAGGGGCATTCCTTGAATGGTTTAAAGCTCTACCTCATAAAAATAAAATTCTAGTGGCAGGAAATCATGATTGGCTATTTGAACGACAGCCAGCTTTAGCTAGAGAGATGTGCAAAGATGCTGGTATCATCTACCTTAATGAAGAAGAGGCTAATGTAGAAGGTCTCACCTTTTTTGGCTCTCCCTATCAGCCAGAATTTTGTGATTGGGCTTTTAATGCCCCGCGTGGAGAAAAGCTTAATGAGCATTGGGAAAAGATTCCTGCTAATCTTGACGTACTTATTACTCATGGTCCACCTTATGGGATCTTAGACAAGACTCCAATGACTGGAGAACCTGTAGGTTGTAAAGACTTGTTAAATCATGTAAAGAGGGTTAAACCCCTTGTGCATATTTTTGGGCATATACATTCAGCTCATGGTGTATTAGAGAGAGATGGAACTAAGTTTGTTAATGCTTCACAACTTGATGATGATTATAGAAGGGTCTACAAGCCCATTGTAATAGAGGTTTAAAGTGTCAGACGATCAAGAATTACATGACTATCTAAGAGAGTTAACTAAAGCAGTAGCTAAAGGGGTCTATAGGGCGCTAAGAGCGCAGAATGAGGGTGATTTGGATTCAGGCTATAATAGCTCTTATAACCAACCTTTCATGAATATAGAGTATGCTGTGAATGATCTAAAAACAAAACTAAACGAAATCAACAATAGTATTCAGTCCTTAAACTCTGCTATTTACTCTCTAAAAGAACCAGTGAAAGAGGCAACAAATGGCGAAAAGTAAAGAAATTCAATTACTTATAGCGCAAATTAATAAGGAGATGGGTAAGGCCCTTGGAGCAGCGGTACGTATTAGCAGAGAACAACCTAATTCTAGGTTTTATGATGCAGAAGGGTGTATTGATGCTTTAAGACCTTACTTAGAAAACCTTGACAAAGCACTGTTTAATATAGTAAGATTAATACCAGAGGAATCAGATGACACAGTTAACTGAAGAACAACAGACAGAGATTTATGTTCTTTCTTTTAAAGAGAGATACTGGTTCTATGTGTCGGGTATCTTTTTGGGTCAAGCTTTGAATGTAGCTTTGATTCATGTTATGATAGGACGAGTAACTCCATTTGCTCTCTTTGGTTTACTAATGGCAGCAGGGGCTTTAGGTAGCTGGCAATATAGTGGCCACCTTAAAGGAAAAATACAAGCCTTAGTAGAAGGGTTAAAGAAGTGATTAAAATATTCAGATTACACCGTCATGAAGATGTACACGGTAACAGTGGCACTGGGCCTTCTGTTGCAATCGGAGTAATCTGGCCCAATGGAAAAGTAGCCTTGGTATGGAGAACCGAAGTAACCTCTACTACCATATTTGATAGTATATCGAACGTTGAAGAGTTGCATAGTCATGGTGGGAAAACAACCATAGAGTATTTTGAAATGTCTAAACCAATGATGAAAGCCCTAGAAGCTTTTATTGACGGGGAAAACGGAAAGAAGAAATCAAATGGAAAATAAGAAAAAAGAAACATGGATTCCACCTGACCCTGTAGCACTACAACTTACAGTAAAAAAGAAGATTGTAGAAAGCCCAAATGCTAAGTATATACAGATAAGAGTGTTTAAGAAATACAAGATAAACACTACTATGCAGTTTGAAAAGGATCAGATTAATACCCCTTCGTTTCCTCATTCAGAGGATTACCCGATGTGGCTATTAACAAAGATGTATATCCCTGTTAGTTCAGAGGTTCGTAGATTCAATAAGATTAGTAAGAAAGAATCAGGGATTTATGATAGAATTGGAATTGCTATTCCAGATAAGGTTACAGTTGAATTAGAAATTCCAAAGCTATGGCCAGTTAAAGTTAGAAAGGATTTCTCTGCTTATCTTCAGCAAAATTGTAATAGACTATTTAATATGGTCTATAAGTCAGCAGAAAACAATAAACTGTTTATCTTACTCACCCAAGAAAATTGGAGTGTTGTAGATACTGAACCTAATCAAGAGAAAAATGAAGTTTTCACACTGAAAACAGACAGACTTGATGTGTACAAAGGGGTAATGTAATGATGAGGCCGCAATCAGTTAAAGTTACTGTAACGAAAAATGGGTACATACTTGAGGAAGACAATGGAATTGATCTTAAAGTATATACCTTTGAACGTAACGATAAGAATTTTGATTATAGTTCGTCTAGCCCTGTAGACAAAAAGTGTGACCAAAGGGTAGCAAAACAATTTATTGACAGTTTAGGTCTAACTAATGTAGAATTATTCCCGCAAGACCAAGAAGAATTGAGAGAGGGAGTAACAAAACATTATGGTACGTAGTGTTCTAAAAACACCCAATAAGGCTTTAAAAGCCAAGTCTACAAGTGTTACCAAATTTGATGACACTTTGAAGAAGCTTGTAAGAGACCTTATGGATACCATGAAAGCTTTAGGAGGAGTTGGTATAGCTGCTCCTCAAATAGGAGTTACAAAAAGGGTTATTATTGTACAGGCTCCCAAAAAATCATTATATGTAATGATTAACCCCACTATTGAAGATATGAGAGGGGAAGAAGGAGATAGTTTAGAAGGATGCTTATCTGTACCTGGAAGATCAGGGGTTGTTAAACGCAACTTAGAAATTCAGATCAAGTATCACAACATAGAAGGGGAAGAAAAACGTGCTATTGCTTTAGAGGATGAAGCAAAGATTGTACAACATGAGATTGGGCATTTAAATGGAGAGCTTTTTATAGATGTTGCTTATAAAATTTGGAAAACATAAGATTTGTTCTTATTGCAAAGAAAAAAAGAATATTGATAGCTTTTATAAAAACAAGAGTCAATCAGACGGTTGTGATTATTATTGTAAAAAGTGTAAACTCGAGCAAACGTCTAGATCTTATAAAAAGAATTGTTTAGAGAATCCAGAGAAAATGAAAGCAAGATGGAGAGAAAGATCAAAAGAAATAAGAAAAACTCCAAAAAGAAGATTTTGGCATTCTAGAGATAATGCAAAGAGGCGAGGACTTAAATGGGATATTACTTATAATAAATACAAAGCATTAATCTCTAAAAAATGTACTTATTGTTTTAGTGAGTTAGATAAAACAGGAATAGGGTTAGACAGAATAAATAATAATAAAGGGTATTTACTAAATAATGTTACTTCTTGTTGTGGCCTATGTAATTATACTAGAAGTACTAAATTTAACTATAAAGAAATGTTACAATTAGGATTAATTATTAAAAAAATAAAAGTTTTAAGGAGAAACAATGTTAAGTAAAATGATTAATATGGGTACTCGCTCTGGTAAACGAGCAGCCAAGTTAGCCGGTAAAATGGACGGGGAAGAAGATAAGCAAACCAGAATTCAAAAGATTGCTGGAAAACTTTCGAATATGAGATTTTTTAAGCACTTCGATATCTTTGATGATCTTGAAATGTTTTCAGTTAAAGAAGCTCTTGAATACGAGTGGGATAGATTTCTGCGTAGAGTAACTTTCCGTCACTTTAGACAGCAAGTGGGGAGTGGCCTAGCTTATTTCAAACAAGGCTATGAAGCTTACGACTTTGACTCTGCATATGCTATGTATATCTTCCTGTGGAAGCTTGAGCGTCTAGCTAAGGTAATGAATGATAATGATAGACATGTAGGAGACCTAGAACAAGCTAAGAAGATTAAAGAAGTAATTCGTTTAATCAACCGAGTAATGGAAGATGACTATCATGAGGAATTTGAAAAGGAAGTAACAGCAAAATATGGTGATAGCATTAGGTATGAAGCATCTACAAGAGGCGTATGGGGCTTTGCTAACAAAGATAAAGGCCCGTTTAAGAACCGACACACAGGATCTATCTCCTTTAACAAAAGGGAAAAGGAAACTCCTGAAAACTATAAAAAAGTACATAAAGCTGAACGTAGAGCCTATCTTAAGGCAGATAAGAAGCGTAAAAAGGAATGGAAGAAAGCCCTTAATATCATTGAAGAAAATTTCTTTGCATGGTGGGATTGATGACAGCCGTTCTAATTACTTTAATTGTTTGCGTGACAATTCATGCGATTATTGATACAATAGTTAAAGGAAGGAAAGACTAACATGGAAGACAACGTACTACGGTTCCCTATGGATAAGGCGGTAGCAAAGAAAGAGTTTGATACTGAAGAGGAAGCCATTGCCTTTGGTCAAACTTTGGATAGGCCCTTTGTGTGGGGTAAGGAAAAGGACTCAGGAAAGTACAAGATTTTTCTGTTTCCTGAAGGCACTAAGATTACTTTAACCCCCATAAAGGAAAAGTTAGCTGAGATTATACCTATAAACAGCGGAGATAAAAATGCCAGTTAATATTGTAGATGAAAAAGAACCCTTCTTTACTAAAGATGGGGATAGAAAATGTTTAATATGTGGTTCGGCTATTGAAAATATTCAATACCCTCATTTCCATTTATCTGATGAAGGAAGCATAATCCATTCAGATAAACTTTGGAGCGACACTTTTTTTGGGAGTCTTTGGAGTTTATGAGTACATTAAAGGTAGAAATAGTTGAAATTTTAGAATCCAGCAAACATCCTAATGCTGATAAATTATCCATTTACAAAGTACTAGGATGGAATGTAATAGCTGGACTTAATCAATTTAAGGTAGGCGACAAAGTTGTTTACTTTCCTATTGATTCTCTTCTTCCTCAAGAAGTTGAGGCTAAGATCTTTGGCCCTGACTCCAAAATAAAGCTGCATCATTCACGAGTAAAAACGATTAAGCTTAGGGGTGCTATTTCTCAAGGATTGATTGTACATCCTGAGACTGTAGGAGTATCAGATGCTAGTCTAGGAGATGACCTAACAAAAGATTTGGGTATAAAGAAATATGAACCTCCTGTTAACCTCCCCTCTGGGTTTGGTAACACACGAGTTCAAGTTAGAAAAAAACAGATAAACCCCCATTTCCATAAGTACACTGACATTGAAAATGCTAAGAACTACCCAAGTTTATTTGAAGAAGGGGAACTAGTAGCAGTAACAGAGAAGATTCATGGATCTAACTTTCGTTGTGGGTATGTTCCTTTTAACGCGGATACTATCATAAAAAAGATTAAGAAGTTTTTTGGATTTGCCCCCAAGTTTGAGTTTGTATATGGCTCACATAATGTGCAACTTCAAAACAAAGTATTCTATGATGGATACTATGATTCTAATGTGTACGCGGAAACAGTAAAGAAGTATAACCTCCAGACTATTCTTCAAGAAGGAGAAGTTATTTACGGGGAGATCTACGGAGAAGGTATTCAAAAGGGCTATACCTATGGCTGTAACCCTGGAGAACAGAAATTTGTAGCCTTTGACATCATGAAAGATGGTAAGTATTTAGACGCTCCTGATTTTCAAGCCACTTGCTTACAAAGGATAATCCCAACAGTTCCAGTAGTTTACAGAGGCCCGTTTAATTTGAATGAAATCAAGAAGTTAGTAGATGGAGATTCAGTACTAGCCCCAATTCAAAAGATTAGAGAAGGAATAGTTGTTAAACCTATAAAAGAAAGCTTGACATACATGGGTAGGAAAGTGTTAAAATTAGTATCAGACGCTTACTTACTAGGAGATCAGAGTGAGTTCCATTAAAAAGCCATACAGCTCTTTATTAGAGCTTATAGGTACAACAGATAGTAACAGAGGTCATAGGACTAGACTTACTATAGCTTTTGATGTAGACTCAACTCTTATAGACCATGAAGAAAGACCGATCTATAAGAACGTTATGCTGTTAAAAAGATTTGTAGAAGATGGTATGGATGTGGTAATATGGAGTGGTGGAGGCGTAAGTTACGCTGAACGGTTCTCAAGAAAACTAGGCTTTGAAGGCTTAGTCAGGGTAGTAGAAAAAGGATCAGAGCTGGTAGACCTAGCCTTCGATGATCAATTAGTTAATCTAGGTAAAGTAAACTATGAAGTATAACAAGGAGAAAATGTAATGTTTAAACACTTAGTAGTTATTGCTGCTTTGTTAGTTAGCAGCGTATGCTTTGCTGAAGAGGCGAAGAGTAATAAACTAATTACGTCTGTACACTTTGATACAGACAAATCTGCTATTAGAGAAAACGAAGTTGAAAAACTTCAACTAGCAGCAGAGAGTATTAAAGCAAACAAGCTAATCGTAGCTGTTATTGGAAATGCTGATAAACGTGCAGGCCGACTTTATAACCTAGCTCTCGCAGAACGTAGAGCAAATGCAGTTAAAGCAGCCCTTGTATCAGCTGGTGCTCCAGAAGATCAAATTGTGGTAGAAGTATCCCAAGGAGAAGAGAAACCTCTTGCTCCAAATGATAACCTACCTGAGCATTTGCAAGCCAACAGGCGAGTAGATGTAATCTTAGTACGTCCGTTGATTCAAACAAGGACAGAAACAGTACCAGTTGTTAAAGAATTGGTGCGTAGACATAGAGTAGCAGTACTTGGTGGACTTGCTCCATCAGGTGTGAATAAGGCTAAATTAGTAGCCCCTAATACCTTTGTAGTTAAGGAAGACTTCGATCTTGAAGCTGGACTTAGCTACTCATTCTTGACACCTCTGTTTAATAACAGATTGTCAGTAACGGGTGCAGGCTTTACTAATAAGTCAGGCTTCATTGGTATTGGTTTGGACTTTTAATTTAAGGAGAAATGAAAATGTTTAAGAAAGTAATTCTAGCAGCTTTAACCCTGGTACTCTGTAGCTGCGGAGACCTAGAGCAAGTAAAACTTACTGGCCTAGATGGGGTAAATGGTGCAGACGGAGCAAATGGTGCTAATGGTGCAGATGGTCAAGACGGATTTAATAGTCTTATCACCTTCACACGATTGAATTCTGAAGAGAATGTTTGTCAATCGGGTTCTGGATTCCTATTTGCTTCAGGTTTGGATCTTAATAGAAGCGGTAATTTGGATCTTAATGAAATTATCGAGAGTTCAGTTGCAGTTGTTTGTGATGGTGCTCCTGGTCCCGAAGGTCCACAAGGCCCTGTAGGTCCAGCTGGTGAAAATGGAAGTGATGGAGCAGACGGAGAAGACGGTGCAAATGGATCTGATGGTGCTATTGGAGAAACTGGTCCTGAAGGTCCAATTGGTCCTCAAGGGCCTGCTGGTCCACAAGGCCCCGCTGGAGCTGATGGTGAAGACGGGAATGATGGGGAAAATGGTTCAAGCCTAACTCCTGTAACTGTAGGAACTAGCTGTAGTTTGGTTGTACCAGGCTTATATGCTAAGTCTAGTGGTTCCAGTGCAGTAGATTTGTATCCAACATCTAGCTGTACCTCCAACCAAAAAATCGTATCGTTGACTCCTAATGCAGATGAGGTCTTCTTTAGAAGTGACCTTATGATTGTAATTGAGTCAAGTACGAAGTTATATTTAATCACGTTCTAGCCATACAACAAGGGGGATAGGGAAATTAAAGTACCTGTCCCCCCTCCTAATTGTAGGAGAAAAGGAGAAAATATGTATTCAGGAAAACTTACAAAACTAGAAACAAAAAATGATGATGTTAGTGAAAATCCAGTACGATCTAAATTTGTAGATGGAGATTTTGAGAAACTTCCAACAGTAGGAGAATCTTTCAGTATTTATGGTGCTCCTATAAACAAAGATATGGACTACAGAAGACTAACAACTTCTATTGTTCAAAAAGTTACAGAAACAGATGATGGTCTTAGCATGGTGATTGAAACTTTAAACAGTACTTATCTTTTACAGATTGTAGGCATGGATAATGATCAAACAAGTCATTATAATGCGTAAAGACTTGAATATGCGTAAGGGTAAGATGGTAGTCCAAGGTGCTCATGCATCTATCGGGGCTATTAAGAATATGTCCCTTATGAATAGACGAGTTGTTAGTGAGTGGAAAAAAGAAGGATCTACAAAGATTTGTGTTGGGGTAGAGAGCGAGCAGGAGTTGTTAGTATTAGCTCAAAGTGCTATCATTGCTGATGTACCCTATTACGTTGTTATGGATGCAGGCAGAACAGAATTTAAAGAGCCAACAATCACAGCTCTTGCCATTGGACCGGCTAAAGCAGAAGATGTAGATAAGATTACAGGAAAGTTGACACTATTATGAAATTACCTTATGACGTTATTGTCCTTGATCTTGAGATTAACTACCCCAATGATCCTACAAAAGAAGAGATTATTGAACTAGGAGCAGTTAGGTTTAACCGAGATGGAACAATTGACCCAGTTCCCTTCACTGCCCTAATTACTGTATCTAAGCCTCTTCAACAAGAGATCATTGAGCTTACAGGGATTACTCAAGAAGAAATGGATAGCAAGGGAAGATGTTTAATTGAGGTCATGTATGACTTTGAATTGTGGGCTACCAAGAAAACAAAGAATATCGTATTAGGTGCGTGGGGAGCAGATATCCCTTACCTTCAAAAATACTTGGATGTTAACCTAGTTCAATACAACTTTAGACGTAAGTTCTTCGAAGCCAAAAGTGCTATGACCTTTATTAATGCTCTTACAGGGAAGAAACCTTCTAACGGGCTAGGGGGTATGTTACTGGCTTGGGGGCTTGAGTTTGATCCCCTATATGGTAAACAACATAGGGCTTTAGCTGATGCCTATAACACCGCGAAACTATTAGCAAAAGTAGGGCAAGATTTTAATATCGCAGGTTTGGTTATTCTTGACAAACTAGAAGTGCTAGGCATAAAATAGAGGCATGCTAGGAAAAGGAAAGATTCTGTATCATAAATTCTTAAGAAATGGCCCTTATTGGTGTGCCGGAGTATTTAGGTATGAAGATTCTTTTGTTCCTTTTTTTAAATTAAATACAGCCTATGAAACGTCATATCATAGTATTTCAGATATATTTACTAATTTTGATATAGATGGTGATTGGTGTGATGACTCTACAAGATAAATTTGATATGATAAAAATTAAAGAAGAGCTATACCAAATGGCTTTAACAATGGGGCTTTGTCCTACTTGTGGGGCACTGAATGGTAAACATAATGGAGATTGTAATAAAAGTAGACATCATATCGAAGAACCCACAAGGGGATGAGTATAAGCTTGTGAGAGCAGGGGCTAAGTTTAATTCGATAAGACCTAGTTACATTCCTAAAGGCACTGTTATACAGCCCTTTAGTACTACTCTTTATGATCCGATTCAACTTGACGAAAAGTATTATATCATATATATTAGAAGTATGTTCATAGCGATTGCAAAACAAGATTGTGAAGTCCCTATGACAAAAGGAAATGGACGGAGTTATAATTTATGAGCACTGACAGATACGCAAAGCATGGAGAGCTACTTAAAAATATCAAGTCTAGATTACCTGAGCTTGAAGAGTTGCTTACTAAAGTAAATAGTCATTGGACTTATGAAGATTTGATCTACCGTTACTATCATCATTCATTTAAGGTTTATTATATCCAAGGCTATACAGAAGAGATTACTAAGCTCCTAAAGAGTTTAGCTCCAGATCTTACATGGATCAAAGAAGAACAGGAACAATGGGATAAACGGAAAGAAGAACTAAAGGAAAAAGGGAAAGAGCCATATTTTAGGCGTCCAACAGAGTTTGATTTCAGCTATGAAGATATCTATGCAAAAGGCACAGGTAAAACTTTTAACCTAAATCATAATTCTGATTGGGATACACACACCCTTCCAATGCTACAAGCTTTCTTTCATGCTAAGTTTATGCTTGAAATGGCAGTGAAATATGGCAAGGAATTAGAAACAGACCCACAAAGCCTACCCTCTGGTTGGGCGGCTTTACTTTACTTTTACAATTTGAGGTAAATATGAAAAAGATAGTAATTAATGAGAATCATGGTGGTTTTGGGCTTTCTCACAAGGGATATGTAAGATTTGCTCAACTTAAAGGTATTGATCTTAATTGGTATTCTAGTGAGAGCCAAGTTAGATCCGCATTAGATCTTCCAGATAGAGATTTTACTGGGGAAAAAGATACTATTTGGGGTCCGAGCATGACTCTTACAGATATTGAAAATACGTTTGGTAAAGAAGCAGCGGAAGCCTTTATGAAAAAGCTACTAGATGATACTGATAGTTGGGGTCCAATGGTTCATTATCATATTGGACAAGATAGAGACAAAGATCTTTATGATAGAGATATTGCAAGGGACGACGTTCACTTAATCCAAACAATACAAGAATTAGGAGAACAAGCTGGTGGAAGATGCTCATCCCATAAGATAGTTGAAATCCCAGATGATGTAGAATGGGAAATTCAAGAATATGATGGAGCTGAATGGGTTGCTGAGAAACATCGTACTTGGAATTAAGGATATGGAAAAACTAACAACATGCGCTGTAAGTGTACCTCATACTAGGAGACACATTACTTTTCTAAATGAGATTACAGAAGTTTTAAAGGCCCTAGAAGTCCCTTATGAAGCAAGAGTAGAAGAAGATTACACTGGTCAAGAATCTTGGGTTAGATTCTTTACTAATGATTCTAAAGAAGTACTTTTAGGAGCTATTGTAGAAGCTGTTTCTACAAGAGTAAGAGATAAAAAATCTTTAGATGATGTTATTAAAGAGTTTAAATAATGGTAAGAGTGGGTCAAATATACGATAGAAGACAAGTACCAGAGCATAATAGTAGTTTAGCTGGGGTTACTAGTCAACCACCTAAACTAAAGATAGTAGAAGTAAGTGGGGATAGGATAACAGGAGTAGCTATTGGTTTATCTCCTCTTTTGATTCCTAGAAGGTATCATTTTATAGAATCTGAAATACAGACCTATTTTATGTTAAATGTTGCAGAGACTATGGAAGCTATGCTAAGATCAAAACAGAATGGTTGATTCTTGTGGTCCGAGCTGGTGAAATGGTATCACGGCGCTCTGTTAAAGCGTAAGTTCTACGTTCGAATCGTAGGCTCGGAGCCAGAGGGATTAACTATAAAAGGAGATAAAATGACACGACAAACTAGTATTGAAGCATATAACTATTTAAAAACTTCAGGCACATTAGGAATTCGACAACAAGAAGTATATGATGTTCTCTTTAATTATGGGCCTTTAACAGCTAATGAAGTATTTCATCATATAGCTAAATCAACTAACTCTTTAAAAATCAGAGCTTATTCTACTAATACTAGATTTGCTGAACTTAGAAATATGTCTCTTGTACAAGAAGTTGGGAAAGTAAAATGCTCTCAAAGCGGAAGAAACGTGATTCTCTGGGACGTAACTTCAAATATGCCAGTAAAGTTTGTACGTGTAACTACAAAACAAAAGCTAGAAAAAGCAGAAAAGTTTATTAAAGATAAGGGCCTTAAAGAAGAATATGAGCACAATTTGGTTCACATCAGATCACCATTTTAGCCACAAGAACATCATCAAATACGAGGATAGACCTTTTGGTAATACGTGGCACATGAATACTGAGATGACTAAAAGATGGAATGAAGTCGTAAAGCCAGAGGATACAGTCTACTATCTGGGTGATTTTACTTTTGGTAAAAGAGAAGATGTGGCCATTTTATCAACAGCTCTTAATGGGGTAAAGACTCTGATTAGGGGTAATCATGATAGAGGCTCTGAGTTGTTTCTTAAAGCAGGCTTCGTTGAAGTGGTAGATAGAAAGACTATTGACATTGATGGTATCCCAGTATTATTGTGTCATTACCCCTACGCCCCTAAACCTAGTGAGGAAGATAAGGACTACCACCTTAAATATATGGAACGCAGACCTAAGAATGAAGGTGGTTGGCTTATTCATGGGCACGTACATGGTCATTGGAAGATCAGTGGTAAAATGATTTGTGTTGCTGTAGAGAATTGGGATTACTACCCTGTTAATATTGAAACGATCAAACAGATTATTAAAGGTGAGATTACGTCATGACAGACAAAGAGAAATTAGGTTGGCTATCAGGTATGATTGTTGAACAGTTTGCCAAGATAGAATATACCTTAGCAAAGGGGTGTCTTTGTGGTTCATGCTATGAGTATAAGATTTCGTGGACGGATATACAGGATGAGCCTGTGTCTGTTTCAGCAGATACTTTTGAACAAGCTATTGAAGCAGGACATAAGTTAATACCAGATCCTTGGGGGTTTTAATGAAAGAGATCACTGGAAATCTTTGGGCGCAAAAAGAAGCATCAGCCATATGTATTACTACTAATGCCTTCATCAAGAAAGATGGAACGTTGGTAATGGGTAGAGGTTGTGCTAAAGAGGCTAGTGATAGGTACCCAGGTTTAAGTAAACATGCTGGGTCTTTAATTAAAGCCAACGGGAATCATGTATTTAAAATTCATACTGTTATAACTAATTACATAGACGAAGCATCTGGCTATAATACGCAAGATATGCTTACCTTCCCTGTTAAGAAGTATTGGTGGGATAAAGCTGATCTTGATTTAATAGCACAAAGCTGTAGAGAGTTAGTTGCTATTACTAATGAAAAGAAGTACACTTCAGTAGTTTTGCCTCGTCCAGGATGCGGAAATGGTGGAAGAAATTGGGAGAAAGAAGTTAAACCAATTGTGTCTAAATTATTAGACGATAGATTTCAGGTGATAACAAATATATGATTAAAATCAAGAAGATAGAGGTAGATGCGGTACAAACATATACGTGCAATAATTGTGCTAAAGACTACCCAGCAGAATTGTTCACAGGTATAGAAGAGATAGGAGTTACTGGGCATTGGGAGTCTGTAGTATTATCAGATGCCACAAGATATTGGTTCTCAATTTGTGAACATTGCTTGATAAAAATGTTTAAATCGTTTAAGATTAAGCCAAAGGAAACAGAGTACATGTAATGCCGAAAAGGATCAATCATACGGAGTTTAAATGTAAAAAGTGTGGCAGAGACACTAAGCCACTTTTTAACATAGAGAGGTATTGCCCAGACTGTGAAGGAGATCCCAGAATAAAGGGAACAGATGGTCCGTATGGATTTAAAATTATAGATGTTGATTATGTAGACCTTATTGAAATAGGTTCAGATAAAGATAAAGACGAGATAACACAACCTATGATGAAACCTATTAAAAAGGGCATGATATGATTAAAATAGAGAAGGATTTCCACGGGTTACGATTAGAACAGGCTTCAGCTCATATGGATTCTCTATTATTTCAGGTACTTAAGACCAGAAAATCACATAAGTTGACATTGATAACAGGACATGGTAAAATTAGATCCGAAGTAATAGATACCTTACAAGAGTATGAGATATCTTGGACATTTGACAACAACAATAAAGGGTGTATAATAGCTTACATTGAGTGAGATATGAAAATTGGCGATAAAAAAGTTATGAAAGAAGCATCTCAATGGATATTATCAGATCCTTTCAGTGGGGGAGAAAAGCTTCTTAAACGGCCCAGTGGTAGTCCGATAAAACAGATATTTAAAGCAGGAACAGAATTTGAACTGATAGGATTTACAAAAAGAAAATACCCAATTTATATGACAGGTGCTTTAATAATTGTAGGGGAGATAGATTAAAGTGAAACAGACTAAATCAGCAAAAGGGCTAAAAGGCTATCTATTTGTAGGAGGGAGCTTTACCGCTAGAAAGGGAGAACTTATACATATGCCTACTATCTTTCGTGATGCTGCTACAGGAGAAGATTATGAAATAGTTACTCCTGATATGACTATTACTATCGAAGATGACGATGCATTCATTAAAGAATGTGAAGACGGTACAATGATTATTGATGTTTCTAACCAAACTTTAGGAAAAAAAGATGACGAATAGACAACTTTTAAATGGAAGCTTTGCTAGACTCCAATGGTTTATGACTCATTACAGCCGAAATAAAGGCCAATTCGACCAAGCAACTTGGGATAAGCTTTTTGAACTTAGAGCACGAATCATTGAGACAGTAGGGAAACAAGCCCTTGAATCTGAATTCTGGAAGGTAAAGGCTAAGTAATGGCTTTAATCAAAGAAAAGATTGAAAATAAGTGCCATGACTGTGGTGAAGAAGCAATTGCTGTCCTAGTTGCTAAAACTCAAGGCGTTAAACAATCTGGTATCATGTGGAGATGTAAGAACGATCATTTGAACAGAACTAGGGACTATAAACTTCATCAAGTAAAGGTAGGATAACGTGAGTAATAAAGTTGAAATAAAGGGACCATCAATAGGGTTTACAGGGCTTCTAGCTCTCCTATTCATTGGTCTAAAGCTGGGAAATGTCATTAATTGGTCCTGGATGTGGGTATTATCCCCCATCTGGATACCAATGGCCCTTGTAGCCTCTATATTGACATTTGTAGGGGTTATCATGCTGATAGCTGCCCTAGCCAGGAAAAGACGATAAAGTGCCTTAAAAGGCGCATTAACCCCAATAAGGAGCTATAATGAGACCAATTGAGACACTTAAGACAAGACTGTTAGGTATGAACGCAGCCTTGGATTACCTTCAAAAAAGAGGTAAGATAACAGAGATTCATGCAAGAGGGTACAGACGTGCCCTTAAAGACATAAGTGATTGTATAGTAATTAATAATCTAGAAAAACAAGAAACAGGAGTACTAAGTGAATAAAGGAACAGTAAAGTGGTTTAACGAGAAAAAAGGCTTCGGATTTATTACAGGCGAAGACGGTAAAGATGTATTCGTTCACCACACAGGAATCAGCGGAGAAGGTTTTAAGACCCTACGAGAGGGTGATGCAGTTGAGTACGAAGTGACTCAAGGCGCTAAAGGTGCCCAAGCTTCAAACGTCACAGCTTCCTAAAGGAAAAACTGCGAAAAAAGGTCTATAGTAGCAGGAGAGTAGACCAGAGACCTCGAAAGACCCAGGCTACAGAAATGTAGTGCTTGCTGTTAGGCTCTCCATTTTTTAAAGGACAACATGGCAAAAGAACATAAAAATGCTAATCCCAAAGGAATTCAAAGAAAAGACCAACTAGGTTCAAAGTCTCCTAATTGGAAAGGTGGTTCTTACATTAGTAGTGATGGTTATAGATTAGTAACTATTAGAGATAGAATTAATGTTAAATCCCCTTGGTCTGTTTATGAAAGAGAACATAGAGTTGTAATAGAGAAACATTTAGGAAGAAAACTTCTTAAAAAAGAAACCATTCATCATATTGATGGAGACAAACTTAATAATAAAATTGATAACTTATTTCTTTGTGAAAATCATTCTAAACATAGACAAGCCCATACTTCCTTACACGAGATAGGATACTTTTTAATAAAAATAGGTGCTATTGAATTCAAAAATGGGGCATATTTAAAAACAAAAAGGTTTAAAGAAATTCTAGAGGGGTATTATTATGGGGTTTGAGCAAATACAGGTTCAGTTGATTGACACGATGGGTTCAGACAGAGGTATAGCTGAAACTGCATGGACTAGCAGCTTAGATCAAGACAAAAAACAAAACAGAACTGAAGAAGAGGTTAAGAGAGTTATTAACCTAATGGCAAATGGTAGTCATGGTACCCCGTTTGAATCTGTAATTTTCAAGTTTTGGATGCGTATTCCTATCTTCACAGATAGACAAGTTGTAACACACCGCATCGCATCTCATAATGGATTATCAGGAAGATATAGAACATTGCCAAGTGATTATTACAGCATCCCAGATGATGTGAAAGAGATGATGAAGAGAGTAGAAACAGTTAGTCCTCCTATCTCAAATCAACTTACCAACAATTTAGAATTCATGCATGATGCAGCTATTGCAGCATATAATGACATGATCTACTTTTCTAAACAGGCTCAAGATGCTGGTATTATTACTAATAAAGAGTACAAGCGTGTTAGAGAAATAGCAAGAGGAGTAGTACCTACAGGTGGAATGACAGAACGTACAACTATCTTCAATCTAAGAAGCTTTGCTAATTATCAGAAACTTCGTAATTCAGATCATGCTCAACCAGAAATTAGACATGTGGCTAAACTTATGTTAAACTGTGTTAAGGAAAAGAATGTATGTCCAATAGCCATTTCAGCATTAGAAGCAAAAGGATGGGTAATTTGAAGTATTTGTGGTTTACATTGTTGTTAGTAGGATGTGTTCAGAACCCCCAATTGATGCAAATAAAAGGGGCAGACGTTCAATGTGAAGCAGACCATGCAGATCTTAAGGTTAGAGAATACTTCGGAGACTATGAATCCTATTACTCGATTACCGCAGCACCTTTAGATAAGGTGTTAGAATATTGTGGCGGGGCAGCTTGTTTAGCGGGTAGCAATATTATCATTCATTATCCAGATACCCATGAATACATCTGTCAACAAATTCTTCATGAACTAGGCCATGTTGTTTTAAGAGAAAAAGAACATGATGCTGATTATAATCATACTAAAGAAGACTTTTTTGGAAGCCCTACCGTTAGAGGCTTTATAAGCTATGCCTGTGAAGCAATGAGAACAGAGAAACTATGTGGGGAAGATCCATTATGAAAATGTTATATATGTTATGTATGTTAGTTTTGTTAACTGGATGTGGGCATAAGGTACTTACAGTTCCCTCTCCAGAAGAGCAGAAAACAAACGTTGAAGTTATTATTCTACAAGGTAGTAGCCCTGTTACAGAGAAACTTATAGCCCATATTGTCAAAAGAACGACAGAATTTTGTCAAGAAATGGGCAATCCTGGTGTCAAAAGAGTGACAATTTATCATACGGAGAAAACACAACATACTAATGTGGCATATCTTTGTATTGGACAGGGAGATCCCCAAACTGCTGAAGAGGTACATAAAAGTAAGATCCCAGTAAGAGTTACTGAAGAAGTATTAGGAAAAGGTAAAGAAATAGTGTATAAAACTTATAAGGCATTAGTCAGAGGATTATAATGTTTATACATCACAGCAAATTTAGATTAGCCAGAGAACTATGCTTTAAATCTAAGCATCGTGTTCGTATAGGTGCTGTGGTTGTGAATAAGAAACAAATTGTAGGAGTAGGCTTTAACAAGATGGATAAGACACACCCTCTTATTACTAGCCGAAATCCAAAGAAGAAACTACACGCTGAAGTAGATGCTATTATAGGTATTGATCGTAGAAAGCTCATTGGAGCTATTATATATGTTTATAGAGAACGGTTAGATGGTAAAATAGGTATGTGCCGTCCTTGTCCTGATTGTCAAGCTATTTTAAAAGAGGCAGGGGTGAGAAAAGCATTTTATACTGATCCAACCCTAGAAACAAATGTTGGGGAGTTGAATCTTGAATGAGAAAGTATTTAAAATTCAATATAGACAGGATGTATGTACACATTGTCCTAAAAGACAACCTTGTGCCGATGCAGATGGTATATGTGAATTAGTAACCCCTTGTGCAGTTTGCGAAATTAGAGACTCATGTACAAAACTCTGTCCACAAATGAGAGCTTATATAGAACGAGGGAATAAAAAGACACTCCCAACTGTTCCGTTTAGTTTATCTCCAAAGATGGAAGATATATTTTCTTATCAACATATGCAAAATGAAGCATGTGTTACTATAGAAAGAGATAAACTAACTATGAATGATATTCCTTGGGGTGCTATATCTGAACGTGACAAGATGATTATTAAAGAACATTTTTTATTTGGAAAGAGCTATGAAGAGATTTCTAAAGAACAGAATATCCCAGCAGCAACTATATTTACTGCAATTCAGGGAGACAAAAAAAGAGACGGAGCTTTAGAAAAACTTAGAGAATTTGCAGAGTATCAAAGACTATTAAAGAAGTTTGGTAGATTTTTATCTACTATTTACAGAGACATTCTGGTACAATACTATTGTAACTTTAAAACAATTGAGGAAATAAAAAAGATTGACGAGAATGTAAGTTCAGCGTATTATAGACTGAAGAAAGCAAAGAAGTTAATAATGAAATTTACAGAGATAGAACAGGAAGAGGTATGAATACAACTAGATTACTAGAAGAACTTATTGACGAGATAGAGACTATGGAAAATGTAGAAGAAGTAGTCTATTATCTTGAAGAAAGATTGAGTGAAGAGATTAAACGTCAAGAAACTCAAGATATTCTTAAGTCATTAAGCGATGAAGATGAAGTAGTAGAAGAAGACGAAACGTATTAATTTGATCGGAGTTTGAAGTGACTGATCCTTTCCGAAACGAACTATCAGAGTTTGTTTTTTATCGAACTTATTCTCGTTGGATTCCCTCTAAAAAGAGGAGAGAAACTTGGGAGGAAACAGTTACAAGGTATATTAAAAATACAGTATTACCTCTTCAAACTAAGCTATCAAAAAAAATTAGACATGAAATTGAAAAGCAAATCTTAGAAATGGGCGTAATGCCCTCTATGAGAGCTATGTGGAGTGCTGGCTATGCAATGTCTTATAACAACGTTGCAAGCTATAATTGCTCGTATCTACCTATTAAAGATTTGTTCTCTTTTTCAGAGCTTCTATACATTCTTATGTGCGGAACAGGAGTAGGATTTTCTGTAGAGAATGAGTATATCTCTCAGCTTCCTGAAGTTAAACTACAAACTAGCGATGGAGCTGGGGTACATGTAGTTCAAGATTCTAAAGAAGGTTGGGCTGAATCTTTACGAATAAGCCTGGACAATCTGTTCAAAGGACTAGATATTGAATTTGATTACACAAAAGTAAGGCTAAGAGGAGCTAGGTTAGAGACAATGGGAGGAAGAGCCTCTGGTCCAGATCCACTTATTAGTCTTCATAAGTTTGTGAAGAAGATTATCCTTGGTGCTCAAGGAAGAAGACTAACAAGCCTAGAGTGCCATGACATTTGTTGTAAGATTGCAGAAATTGTAGTAGTGGGAGGAGTAAGACGGTCAAGTCTTATTTCTTTTAGTGACCTAGAAGACGAGCTTTTAATGAAAGCTAAGAATCATCCTATGCCTACTATTAGATACATGAGTAATAACTCAGCAGTGTTTAAATTTAAGCCTAGTAGTGTTACCTTTCTAAGAGAATGGTTTAACCTAGCGGCTTCAGGTACAGGTGAAAGAGGTATCTATAATATCTCTAAATTAGCTGAGTATGCTCCAAGACGTAAGTTTACTGGACAAGAAAGAAGCAATCCTTGTGGTGAGATTCTTCTTAGACCATATGAATTTTGTAATCTGAGTGAAGTTGTTATTAGATCCACAGATTCTTTTGATGATCTAATTAATAAAGTTAGAGTAGCTGTATGGATTGGAGCTATCCAATCTACTTACACTAATTTTAAATATATTAGAGCTGAGTGGAAAAAGAATTGTGAAGAAGAAAGATTATTAGGTGTGTCTTTAACGGGGCAACTTGATAATCCTAAACTATTAACTGAAGAGAAATTAGAGATATTAAAAGATTATGCAATTAAAACAGCTAAAAAAGCCTCTTCAAGTCTTGGGATTAATCTCAGTACTTCTATTACTACTGGGAAGCCTAGTGGTACCGTTAGCCAGTTGGTTGACGCAGCTTCAGGCTGTCATCCAAGATACGCACGTTATTACTACAGACGAGTACGGATTTCCTCAACAGATCCCCTCTTCAAAATGCTACGAACCCAAGGGGTGCCCTGTGAACCCGAAGTAGGGCAGGATAAAGATAATCCTGATACATGGGTAGCAACATTCCCTGTAAAAGCACCTAAGAATTGTATTACTAGGGATAAAATGAGTGCCATTGAACAGTTAGAGTGGTATAAAAAGATTCAAAATAGCTGGTGTGAACACAACCAGTCTTGTACAATATATGTTAACGACCATGAATGGGCAGAGGTAGGAGCTTATGTTTTTAGAAATTTTGATGATATTATCGGCGTTTCCTTTCTTCCTTATGATGGTGGTCATTATCAGCTGGCTCCTTACGAGGAGATCACAGAAGAGGAATATGAAAAGGCAAGGAAAGCCTTCCCTGAGATTGATTATAAACAACTCTCCAAATATGAACTTGAAGACTCGACAACAGGAGCGCAAGCGTTAGCATGTTCTGGAGATAAATGCGAGATTTAAATGGCTGATTATAATGCTATCTTAGGACATAAATATAGAGGTCAATGGGTTGCAGATATGACTTTGGAGGAGCTTATGAACGTGCCACCTGAACTTTTAGATGAACTACAGTTAACAGATGATTAGAGGAAGTCTTTGCTTAACCATGTTCCATTTGAAGAGGAACAGGAAGAGCTATCCGAAGAGTATAAAAAAGAAGTTGACACAGAAGTTAAAGAAAAGGTATAGTAGATTTGCGGGTCATGGAGCCGACATTTGGTAACGAGCTTTGCACTCCTTCTCCCTCCTTGCGTGGGGAGATAGTCGCGGGTATAATGCAGAGTTGACCCTTTTTTAATCTTAGTATAAGGAATGGAAGAATGCTGAAGTTAATGAGACTATTAGCAGCTTGGTTAATGAAAAGAGCAATAAAGAAGAACCAAGTGTTTCATATTACGGGCAGAGAGAAAAACGACATAGACGTTTATATGATTCGTTATGTTGTTGCTAAAACACGTTGGTTTGGTATATACCTTCATCGCTTTCTTAGGTCTGATGATGATACATACCATGATCATCCTTGGCCTTTCTTTACTTACATCTTAGAAGGTGGATACAAAGATAACATCTTACGTAAAGACTTCTACGCTAAGAATACAAGGTACTACTGGATTACCACTACAGTATCAGCTAAACCAGGGGATCTGTTGTTTAGAAAAGCTGAACATATTCACAGAGTTATACTCGATAAGCATCTTACATTAGATACAGCAGATCAAGGGCCTTTGACATTTGTTGTCTTAGGAAAGAAGAAAAGGGAATGGGGATTTTGGTCTCCTGCGCCTCACTCAGCTGAATGGGCTTGGACACATTGGAGAAAGTTTTTAAATATTCCTGAAGGTCCAAATAAAGAGAATGTAGGAATGGGATGAAAAAAGGGGACAAAGTATTGTTTAGTTATTTGGCTAAACCAGGAGCAGTAGGGGAAGCTGAGATGGGATTCCAAGAAGGAACTATCCATGCTGTTAAAAAAGCAGAGGATGTAGGGGCAAGAGCAATGGATTGTAGCCCTGAAGAGCTTATATATTGGATTTCTACAAAGAAGAGTCTGTATCCTAAGTTTAGACAAGAGATTATACCAGTTGAAGGATTATCTTTAATTTTAAAACATAAATTATTGACAGTACGTAAGAAATGTCGGTAGAATGATTATTGCGGGGTAGTGAAGTAGTAAAACGTAAGCCTCATAAGCTTAAGTCCTGGGTGCAATTCCCAGCCCCGCTACCAAGTTTATCCTTGCCTCGTTCGTTCACGCGGAGATGATAATGCAGGTATACCGATTGGAGGCGTTTCAGATTCTTCCGTAACTTCCAGGGCTAGAGAATCACGATTGGTGAAAATCCAATAGGCAAGGGCTTTTATGAAAAAATGTACTAAATGTAAAGAAATTAAATATTTAACTAGTTTCTATAATAGTAAGTTTTCTTCTGACAAACTAAGATCCGAATGTATATTATGTGAAGCAGATCGAAGTAAAAAATATAGAATAAACAATAGACTTAAGTTGTTAGAATATAAGAAGAAATATAGACAAGAATTTGGCACTTCTATCCAATCTGGTGTATTAAAAACTAGATATGGGATTACTATTCAACAATATAAATATCTTTTGTTTAAACAAAGAGGTAAATGCAAGATTTGTCCACTAAAACAAAAAGATATGAAGATAGCATTAGCTGTAGATCACGATCATATCTCTAATAGAATTAGAGGTCTTTTGTGTAGTAATTGTAACAGAGGGATTGGATTCTTCCAAGATAACCCTAAATTACTTAGAAAAGCTGCTAGATATCTTAAAAAACCTTGCAGGGAGGGCTAAAATGTGGTATAATAGGAGAAATTATGACGGTAAAAGAACTTATAAAGCTACTGGAAAAGGTAGATCAAAATTTAGTAGTATTAGTGGCTGAATATACGGAAGATGATATAAATCATTATGATATCCTAGATGTTAGTAACTATGAATCTACTAAATTAACCACTGGGCATGTACAATTAAACATAAGTTAAGGAAAATATGTTAAAGACTGAATATTTTGAATGTCATTGTCACTCAGATGAGCATAGGCTAACCTTTGCTATTGACGATGAGTTTGATAAAGATTGGCCACCAGAGTTATGGGCAGGCTCATTTCTTTGTCAACATCTAAATGTGTTTCAGAGAGCATGGGTAGCTCTTAAGTATCTTTTTGGGTATAAATGTAAGTATGGTCACTTCGATTGTTTTGTTATGAAGCCCGAAGATGCACCAAAGTTTCAACAAATGGTTGAGAAATATATGGGTATGCATAATAAATGGGTAAAGGAATTAAAGGAAAGAGATAATGTCAGAAGTTAAAGCAGAAGAAATTAAACCTGTTTCTTTTAAAAAGAAAACAGTTAAAGAAGATAAGTTTTGGGAGAAATGGTTCCAAAACCACGAGGTATTCTATTTACCAGTAGATAAGCAACGAGAAGTTATACTAAATCCTGGTAAAAAAGAAGTATGGTTTGATAAAACATATCCAGTTAAGGGACGAGTAGTGTTGTCTCGTAAGATTTACATTTCTGATTTGCCAAGAAATACACTGGCAAAAGTTGTTGCTGTTACAGCTGTCCCAGTAAATGATAAGAAGTTTGCTGCAATTAGAGATAAAATACCATATCGTGAACACTCAGCCAAAGGTCATTTAAAACCAAAGCCACAAGGTACATTCTATGAGTTAGTTGAAGCTAGTGGTGGAAGATACTGGACTAACCCTTCGGAATATGTTAATGTAAAAGGAAAAGCTACTAAAAATGAGCAACGTAAATAACATCCTGTTAAGTAAAGTAAAAGTTTATCTTGACTTGCTGGCCAAAACTAAGATAGAATTGATCACATTGAAGAAGGAAGAAAACCCTCTTCATAGAGTAATGGAAGGAATGTCTTCCTTACCTGAACTAAAAGAACGTGTTCTACTTTGTAGAAAGATATTGAAAGACCTTAAAGATATACAGGATGTGATTAATGACTAAACTACCTACATATAGACAATGTAAATCTTGCAACTTGTCTAAGAAAGCTTCTTCTTTCTATCTTAGAAAAGATAATTCTAAAATTAGATCTATATGTAAAGAATGTCACAGTCAATACATGAAAAAATATTGGGCAGATCCTAAAAACAAGGCTAAGAAAAAAGAATGGTTTAAAGGATATATAGCTAAAAATAAGAATAGATATAAAGATAGACACTTAAAATATACTTTTGATTTGCCTTATGGTTCATATGATGGTATGCTTAATAAACAAAAAGGAAAATGTGCTATCTGTTTAAGAATGCCGTATGAACATAAACGTTTTGCAGTTGACCATAATCATAAAACTGGTATAATTAGAGGACTTCTTTGTGATAACTGTAATGTGGGATTGGGTAAGTTTTTTGATAATATTAAAATCTTAACAAAGGCTATTAGGTACTTAAATGAGTAATATTAAATTGCCAACTTATGTCTCGCACTCGGCTGCACAAGCCTGGAAGGAGTGCCAAGAAAAACACTACTTAAGATATATTGAACGTGTAAAGCCTATTGAAATGGGTTCTAGTTTAGGTTTTGGTATCGCCATTGATACTTCCATTGCGTTTCTGTTAACCAATGTACAAAATGGAACTAGGGAAGAAGGATTAAAAGGATACAAGGATGTATTTCTTAATCATGCTGAAAAAGGTTGGAATCTAGCTGTTAATGATCTTAATATGAGGTACCGACAAAAGGATTATGATTCAGTAGTTATTAGATCCTCAGAAGATAAACTCTTTGTGTCTAGTTGGGAAAGAGAGCTAGAAGTTAAAGCAGAAGATGCCATTAAAGCTGAAAAACAAAAAGAACACAAACCACTCAAGGAGAATGAATTCTTAATGTTTAATAAGCTTTGTTGGATTTCCCTTAAGAATAAGGGACTTCTAATGCTTGAAGCATTTGTAAGAGATGTGCTCCCCAAAATTAAAAAGGTAATTGCTATTCAACATAAGATTGAAGGAAAAACAGCAGAAGGAGTAGATGTTGTTGGGTATATTGATCTTATAGCAGAACTTGAAGGATATGATAAGCCTATTATCATTGATTTAAAGACTTCTGCCTCTTATTATGATGCAGACTCTATCTTTTTAGCAGAGCAACTGACACTATATACAGCAGCAGTAGGGGACGAAGTAGGAACAGATTTAGCCGGTTATATAGTTCTATTGAAACAAATGGATGGAAAAGCTCTATGTTCTAAGTGTGGGTACCTAAAGGATAGTACACATAGGACTTGTAATAATGATGTAAATGGGGTAAGATGTAAAGGTGAGTGGGATGAGATACCAGAAGCCAAGGTTCAAATACTTGTTGACAGAATCTCTAAAGATAGGCAAAATGATTTTATGAACGGGTTTTCCACTTTAGCAAGTGTTATGAATCAAGGACTAAGAATTAAAAATTTAAACGCATGTAAAAATTATGGACTTTGTGATTACTATCACTTGTGCCATTTCGGGGATAAGAGTAAATATATATTTAAAAATGAGGAGAATAAATAATGACACTACTTGAAAAACTATCAGCAATTACCACTGAGCTTGGCTCTCTGTCTAAGACAGGAACTAATGCTAAGTTCAACTATAGCTATGTCAAAGGTGAGGATGCTATGAAAGAGTTCCGAGCCTTGGAAATTAAACATAAAATTAAGGTTCTTCCTGTAACAAGAGAGAATAGCTTAACCATCGTGCAAAAAGAATCAGGATTGATTACTACATTCGTAGTTGACTATAAGATCTTAGATCTTGAATCCCCTGAGACTCTCACGGTCAGTATCCCAGTTCAAGGGTTTGACTCAACAGATAAGGGTGTGTATAAGGCTTTGACAGGAGGGTTTAAGTACTTCCTTCTTCAAACGTTCTCTTACAGTTCAGATGATCCAGAGATTGAAACAGGTGAAACTTCAGTATCGACAGCTTCTAGCAAGCGGTTTGCTACTAAGCCAACTACTGGTAATCCTTTTGTTAAGTCTGCTCCAGTAGCAGCTAAAGCAGAAACAGTTACGGTAGCAGTAACGGGTTCAGCCCCAACGGGATTTTCTAAACCTACAGTTGCAGAAGTAAAAGTTGTACCTACAAATGTTGTAGTAGATGCTCATGGTGGAACTACCCCAGTATTTCCAAAGGCAACGAATGTAATGTTTAAAAAGAGTGTTATCCAAGAAGCCATTAAGAAACAGCAGGGGTAATCATGGAAGAAGTAAAAACAGAGACCCTTGAACAATCAGAAGCCGAAATAACCAGGATTGATGAAGAGGCAGCCAAAGTTACAGATGCAGTAGTAACCTCTGTTCATGAGGAAGAAAAGAAGTCAGGAGAACGAGTAGAGTTCAATGCTGAACAAAGCCGACTTATGGCTGCGAATCAGCATACTTCTGGAATGAAGATTTTTAATGATCTGTCCAGAAAACTAAGTGCAAGAGCCTTGAGAAGGATTATTACTGGCCTATTTAAGTTACCTTACGCTGGTGAAAAGATAGTCAGTAAGTTCCAATCTGAACAAGAGAAATTTATATTTGATATTGGTCAGAAAATACTTGCAGCTAAGTACGCTTTGCTGTATGATTATATGATGGCACAAAGAAAATTGGATCTGGAAGCAAAGGCTAGTGCCCCAGTAACCCAAGAAGTAACTAGTCAAGAACAACCTAAAGAGGAGAAAACAAATGGAACAGAATAGAAAACCAAGTGAATCAAAGATTATTGGTTCTTTCTGGAATAACTCAAGTACAAAGGGTAATAATCAGTCAGTAGCATTTACTGGAAAACGACCCCAAGATGAATTTGAGGTTCTTCTTCGTCACAAGGCTTCAGGTGGATTGCTAAACCTTTCTACCGAAGCAAATGTGGTCCTTTACCCAGTGAAGGAAAAGAAGAAGGAAAATTCCCCAGATGGCGTCATTGTAGTTTATTTCAAAGAATAGTTGAACCGAGGTTCTATGAGTTTGTATATCGAATTCCGTGAGGAATTGAGATCTAGTTCCCTTAGAAATAAGGTAGTTCTTCTCGACAAGCTGTATGAAAATATTGATCCTTATAAAGATAGTTACCGAGGGCTTTTCCACTACACAGAGGAAATGCTTAAGCATGTAACTGAAACTGGATCAGTAAAAGGATTTAAAGGCAAGTCTGGAGTTGAATACCTTGTATGGGATTTCGATAACGTAGAACTTGAATTATCACGACAAGATGCTGTTACACTAATTGATAGGCTTATTGCTGATTATAGTGTAAAAGAGAATGAAATTGGTGTGTTCTTTAGTGGTAGAAAAGGTTTTGCGGTTGAAATACGAACTAAGGGTATAGTTGGCTTAGATGGAGCCTTAAGTGAAAACACTCCTTTATATGTAAAGAAGATCTGTTTAGCAATTGCTGGTGATCTAAAAACGGTTGACAAAGGAATATACAACCATATTAGGTTATACAGAATAGCCGGTACTTTACATGATAAAGAATCAGATGTTGATGGTCGTCCAGTCAGACTGTTTAAAACTAGTCTATCAGTCCCTATGTTGAGAAATTCAACGATTGATGAAATTAAACGCTTTGCTGTACAAATACGAATACCTCATCTATTTGACATATTATCGGATGCATCTAAGCTATCAGACCTACTTAGTAAGTCTATGGTGGAAGTTGAAACAGTAAGCCGAAAACTTATTAGTCTTCCTTCTATAACTTCTGAAGGGCTAACAGATGACCGTAATGCCCCAAGAATGTTTAAGACATGTATTTGGAGGTTATGCCAAGGTGACTACGTTGAAGGTAGAAACAATGCTCTATTGAGGATTGCTGACCATGAGCGTAAGACTGGTATGCCACAAGCAGTAGTTAAAGCTAAACTTCTTGGTGTGTTAGACTTAATGAATGCTAGAGACCCTAAGAAGGCTCAAATGGACCCAATTCTTGAGCCAGAGATCGACACCATTGTTTCACAAGTATTTAAGAACGACTATGATTATGGTTGTAATGACTTTGTACTTGATGCTGTATGCAGCAGGAAATGTCATTTAGCACCCAAGAAATTTGAAGAATCAAAGGCCGACGTTATTACCCTACTAGATGCTTACAAGCGTTCTAAGTCTTGGTATAAAGGTTATCACTCCAATGTTGTACAGACGGGGTTTACTACTATTGATGAGAGGATGCCTCTTTACTTAGGTACATTTAATTTAATTGTGGGTAAGCCTGGTACTGGTAAAACTAGTTTTATGCTCAACATCATGAATAATGCAAGCAAAGGGAATATCCCTGCATTGTTTTTTAATATGGATATGAGCCAAGAGATGCTTATCCAAAGATGTGCCCCCATTCTTCTAGCTGAAGATATTAAAGAGCAGATCATTAGTGGTAAGCAGTTCATGGAAGGCCATGCACGAAATGATGAAGGGCTTATGAGTAAGTCTTTAGAAGCATTTGAAAAGGTCTCAGAGAACGTGCTTATCAGTTCTCAAACTCATATGACCGTAAAAGACATTGGTGCGGAAATTGACCGACAAGAAAACATGTGGGGTAGGAAGGTCAAGTTAGTAATTATTGATTATGTCCAGCTAATTAAATCTGACTATTTAGGTTTTGCTAATGATACTTTCAATGCTCACTCTTTAGCAGAACTATCTAAGAATAAGAATATTTGTATTCTAGGGCTATCACAAACCAGTAGAAACAATGTTAATGATGAAATGATATTAGCCAAAGGCTCAGGAGCTTGGGAAGAAAAAGCTTCCACTCAAGTAAATTGTTTCCGTCCTTTTAAAGACTCTCATCCAGACTATGATTATATCATGGGCATAAAGATGTTTAAAAATCGTATGGGGGATACAGGAACAATTGATTTGTTCTTTCATGGAGCCTCTGGTATTGTAAGAGATTTAGTACAAGAAGAACAAATGGAATTGGCGGGACTAAGGAAACAGTTAGAACATAAAGATGACTAAGAACTATTACATAGCTTATACCCTTGAAGATCAAACTAACTATCTAGACATTTTAAAAAGAAATGTTGGATTTTTAGCTGTTGATACCGAGACTAACTCTCTTGATACTCTTAGTTGTAAGCTTATGGGGATTTCTATTAGTCCAGCAGAGGGAGAAGCCGTTTACTTCCCCATGCACAATTACACTGTTGAAAGGGATGAACAAAATAAGATCACTAATACAAGACTAGATACTATTGATGATCATAGAGCGTTTCTTTTGCGTACAGGATTGATTGAGTTACTAGAACACTCCAAAGCTAAACTAATTATGCATAACAGCCCGTTCGATGTGCAAGTTATTAAACAAACTATCGGAGCTGATTGCCTAAAGAATCTTTATGCAGATACCATGCTTCTCAAACACACACTTGATGAACGTAGACCGCATGGGCTAAAAGATATAGCTGTTCTAATCTTTGGGGAGGAAGCCAAAGATGAACAAGAAGAATTAAAAGCTTCCGTAATACATAATGGTGGTAAATGGAACAAAGACCACAAAGACATTTACATGGCAGACTTAGATATTTTAGGGAAGTATGCATGTGCAGACGTAGATTTAACCGCTAAGATTTTTGGAGTAATGCACACCGAACTTGAAATACAAGGGCTAGTTAATTTCTTTTATACTGATGAGGTAATGCCTCTTAATGAGGTTGTTATTGATCATATGATTGGAAGAGGGGTAATGTGTGATATCCCTTATTTTGAAGACCTTAAAAAGACACTTACAGCGGAAGCAGACCAACTTGAAAAAGAAGCTCATGAAGAGCTTAAGAAAAACTATTTAAAACATTATGAAGCTTTAGAAAATGAACTATTAACAGAAGCTTATCCATTAAAAAGTAGAGGATTGCTGTTTGAACAACTTTATATAAATTCAGGATTAACTCTTTATTATGATAAAAAAGGAGAAACTTCTTTTGTTAAAAAGGTTATAGAGGCTGAGTTTAAAACACACCCAGAGAATGTATTACTTCAATGGAAAATGGGGCTAATTCAACAAACAGAATTAGAAAAACTATACGCAGATCTTTTATTTACAACACGTCAAGAGATGTATCTAGAACTTGGAAAGTCTAAATATGTTATTAACTTAAGCAGCAATGATCAACTTAAAGACCTTCTCTTTAATCGCTTAGGTGAAACACCTATGAAGGTCACAGATAAGAACAATGCTCAAGTAGATGATGAGGTTTTAGATCACTTTGCTAAAAGTTATAGCTTTGTTGCTAAAGTCTCGCAAAGACGAAAGATCATTAAGTTAGTAAGTACTTATGTAGATGGTATTCTTACCTCTCAAAAAGAAGGTATAGTACGCCCACGATGGCTTCAGCATGGAACAGACTCAGGAAGATTTTCTTGTAGGGAACCTAACTTCCAGAATCTTCCACGAGAAGATAAGAGGATTAAACAGGGGATTATTGCTAGACCAGGGTATAAGCTTATCGGTCCTGACTACTCTCAGCTAGAGCCAAGGGTATTTGCCCATTACAGCCAGGAAAAGGCTCTAATAGACGCCTATTACCGTGGAGATGACTTCTATGGCACTATTGCGGTACTTTGTATGGACTACAAAGGAAACCCCAATACAATGAAGGCAGACGGGGCAGGAGACATCAGGCAAGAAGCTAAGGCTATTGCCCTTGGGGTAGCCTACGGCATGAAGAAGTGGAAGCTAGGGCATACCCTTCAGTGCGAACTTGATGAGGCCCAAGAAAAGATTGATAAGTACTGGAAAGGATTACCTAATCTGTATAAATTCGTTAACCGTTGTCATGGGGAAGCCATGAAACTTGGTTACGTTAAAACAGAGACAGGAAGAGTTAGACGCTTTGTAGGGATTGACAAATTACTCAAATCTAGGGTAAGATCAGATCAGCTACTAGTAAATAAGCTATTGAATTTAAGTATTAACTTTAAAATTCAAGGAACGGCTGCTAGTATTGTAAGTAGAGCAATGATAGCTATGAGAAGGAAGTTCAAAGAATTAAACTTGGATGCTTACGTGTTGATTCAAATTCACGATGAAATTGTTGTGGAAGCTAGAGAAGATCAAGCAGAACAAGTAGCAGTTATCATGAAAGATATCATGGAGAATAACTACAAGCTTAGTCTTCCTTTGGTGGCTGAACCTATAATTGCAGACCGATTATCGGAGACTAAAGAATGAACAAAAAACCAGAAATAATTAATGCTTTTAAGGACTTTGTAAAGAAGAATAAGCGTCTTCCTAATACACGAGAGTTCTTAGAGTATCAAATTAGCAGGACAGCTATTCGACATAATTTTGGTTCTATCAGTCAATTAAAAACTTATATGAAGGAAGAACACCCTGAATGTTTTAAGGGGGTAATTAGTGATTCTTTATTTGACCCTCAGAAATTTAAACAAATAAATGATCTTGTTAAAGGGTCTAATAGGTTTGTTATCACCACAGCAGTAGTTAATTCTCCTATTCATACTAAGTTTTTTAAAACCTTAAAGGTTTATTGTAAGGCTAATAAATCTACGTTGCTTATAGTTCCTTGCGCCAATCCAGGACAAGGAGATGATTGGATTTTAGATCCAGCATTAGCGAATGAACATATTATCGGGCATGATTTGTCCTTAAATAAGAACATTCATATTCGTATGATTCAGCTATCAGCTAAACAGATTGATCCTACAACAGGACTTTCTAGGCTAAGTCAGAAAGATGGAGCATTCATTTATGCTTCCCCTAAACAAAGACTTCAATTTATTCCTACGGGAAATGAGAAGTTGCCACATCCTATTATGACAACAGGTGCGGTTACTAGTGCTGATTATGAAACAGATGTTTATATGAGCAAGAGAACTTCATATCTAGCTAATTTCGACCATGTGTTGGGTGCCTTAATTGTTGAGCTAGATCCTGAAGGGAAATACTTCTACAGACAAGTACAAGCAGAACCTAATACCGGAAGGTTCTTTGACTTAGGTAAATACTACTCCCCAAATGGAAAGATAGAGAAGCTAGGTGCAGAGGCCCTTATTATGGGGGACTACCATGCTGGAGAGCATGAACTTTCTGCTAAACAAGCCTGGAAAGAAGTTTGTAGCGAAGTAGGAGTAAGGAATTTAGTTGGGCATGATGTATTTAATGGTAAGTGGAATAATCACCACGACATGAACAAGACAGTAACAAAAGCTCAATTGTCTGAGGATAAAAGAATGGGCTTAGAAGAAGAACTATCTATCGTTAACACTGAGGTTAGTGAGTTACTCACTTGGATTCCTGGAAAGTTCATCTTTGTAAAGTCTAATCATGATGAAGTGTTAGATAGGTATCTTCAAGATGGAAGGTATCTTACTGATCCATCTAATCTTAGATTCGCAAGTCAATTGATAGCTCCTATGATTGATAGGAAAGATCCTCTTGCTTATGCCTTGGTTAATCTTCCAAAGCTTTCTAATAAGAAAGTAGCGGAACTTAAAGAGTTTAGGAGAATTATCTTCTTAAAGAGAGATGAGAGCTTTAAAATTGCAGGGGTAGAATTAGGGTCTCACGGGGATAAAGGAGCTAATGGTAGTAAAGGTGGAAGCTTACTAACATTTGAGAAAGCTTATGGACCATGTGTAATTGGACATGCTCATACACCTGAAGTTCTCAGAAGCGTGTGGAGAGTTGGTACAACCAGCAAACTGAAATTAGATTACAATGTGGGAGCCTCTTCTTGGTTCCATACATCCTGTTTGTTGTATTCCGATGGTTCACGACAAATGATTAATTCAATTAATGGAAAATGGAGGTTAAAATAATGATGGACGCAACAGAAATAGATAAGATAGCTAAAAAGGTTTCTAAGGTAGCATTAATTATTGAAAATGCTGAACTTAAAGTACAACTAGCAAATCTTAAAAAGAGATTAAGAAAATATACACTTAGAACAGATCTCAAGAACAATTTGTTCACAAATGCAGAAGCAGTATCAAAACGAGGATAACATGGGAAAAGTAATAGCAATAGCAGGTGAGATGATGGTTGGCAAAGATGAATTTGCTAAAGCTTTAATTAATAAGGGCTTTGTACAAGGCTCTTTTGCTGGTAACTTAAAGAATATGTGTCAGGTTGTATTTGGTCTTTCAGACTTTCATATGAATACTCAAGAGGGCAAATTAAAAACTCTTAACCCTCCTATTGACTTTGATCGTAGAAAACTTCAAAAAATTATTGAATGGGTTAAGTCTACTCACTCTCTGGAAACATCAGCAGCTGCTTTAAAAGAGATTGACAGAATATATGTAGAAGAATATGTACAGGAACACAAAGCCTATAAGAAGTTTACTTCCCCAAGAGAAGTATTTCAATTTGTAGGTACAGAGATTTGTAGAAAGATTTCTGAAGATTATCACGCAGAAGTTTTGGTAAATAAAATGAAGAAAGAACCAGAAGTAAACTGGGTAATTACAGATGCTAGGTTCCCCAATGAAAGAAAGATACTTAAAGAAAACTTTGATTGTATCTTAGTAAGATTAAAGAGACCTGGGTTTACCCCAGATCATCTCTTAAACTCTTTAGATAAGAAAGGTCAGCTGCAACCTGTAGTAGGACATGTAGCTGAGAATTCTTTAGGAACAGATGAAGAGTATGACCAAATTATTATAAATGGTGGAACAATAGAAGACCTACACCAGGATGCCTTAAAATTATCATAGGTGTTGTATGATTAAGAGAGTGAAAGACTTAAATGGCCTTAATCACTCAATAGATATAGATAAGGACTTAGAATGGTTAGCTCCCTACATAATGGAAGCAAAACGTGCAGGAGTTCCTATCTGGAGAATTGAAAAGATTGTAGGTTATTATGTTCCATTGGATAAAGTAGAAAACCAACATGCAGCCATTATTAAAGATGGAAACAAAAAAGCCACTATAACTATCTTAAAGAAACGTCAAGTTTATAGTAGTGATAACGGGGTAGCATATGCCTCTGGGTATGAAGACGCCCACAAGAAATATCATTTTGAATTTACTTTAAATAGTCTTGCACATGAGTTGAGTCATATAGTATACTGGGAGCATAACGCAGATCGTTTTATAGAAGAAGCTAGGCTGTTTAAACGATTTGCATCATTATCAAAGCGGCTTGGCTACAAAGGATATAAGGGATAACCATGAAGAAAACAACCTCTAAGCAGAGTTCAGTATATACCGGAGTTGAAGTTCTAGAGGAGTTTGAAAATATAGAAGAACTATATAATAAAGGAGAAGTTTCTATCCCTGCCTCCAAAAAATATAAAGACATACAATTTTATCCTAATCTTTGTTTAGTTCTCAAGTTTAATAAACAGAGTGCATTAGGTATTGTTAAAGGGAACGTTATCAAGAAACTAGATAATAGCCCCAAACTTTTTGGGATTTCCCCTAAGAACAAAGAACAGACTTTAGTTATGAGTCTATTAAGAGACCCAAGTGTTGATCTTGTAACTATTTCCGGTTGTGCCGGTTCTGGTAAAACGCTATTAGCTCTAGCATATGCAATGGAGCAATTTGAAAAGGATAAGGTTCAGAAGATTATTCTGTGTAAGACCTTAACTCCTATTGGGAGAGAGATTGGTTATCTAAAGGGTTCTATGTTCGACAAGGTTAGACCTTGGCTTGGAAACTTCTATGATAACTTTGAGATTTTAGGGGTACCTCATTATCAATTGGACTCTCTAACATCGCAAGATCCTAATCTTATGAAAGAAAATGGTGGTAAGTATATAGAAATTAGCCCCATTACCTTTATACAAGGTAGAAGCATCAGCAATGCTGTAATCATTATTGATGAAGCTCAGAACCTGTCTATTGAGGTAGTGAAGCAAATCTTGTCCAGACCTTCAGCAAACTCTAAGGTTATTCTTCTTGGAGACCTGGCACAAGTATTTGAAAAAGGTGTAAGTAGCGATAATAATGGGCTTTTAACCGCTATAGAAAAGGGCAAAGATTGTCCTTTCATTGGTTCTATTCATATGTTAAAAAGTGAGCGTTCCAGACTTGCTCAGTGGGCCTGGGAGAATTTATAGTGCCTAAAAACTTAAACTTAATAGGGAAGAGATCTGGTAAACTCGTAGTAGTTAAAAAATTAAAGAAGCAATCAAAACATGATGGTTCCTATTTTTGGAAATGTAAATGCGATTGTGGGGGAATTACAAAAGTAAGAACAGGAGATATTACAACTAAATCTATTAAAAGTTGTAAGAAGGGATGTTCTAAACTCTTGCCTGATAAAGAAGCAGCTTTTAGAGATGTGTTAGGTTGCTATAGACGAAATAAAAATGGTTTTTATCTAACCGAACAACAATTTCTTGATTTAATAATTAAACCGTGTTATTATTGTTCCAAGAAATCAAGTAACGTTGCTTTTAAAAGGAAAAAGTCTTTTAAATACAATGGGTTAGATAGAATAGATAATAGTAAAGGATATCAGCTAGATAACGTCATAACTAGTTGTAAAGATTGTAATTTTTTAAGACGTAATGTTTATACTGTGGAAGAAACTAAAGTAATGGTTAATGCACTAAAAAGGTATAGAAAGCAGCATGAAATCTTTAAGCTTGACAATTGATGAAATACTTGGTATAATTCAAAAGAATAACGAGCTACAGCCTAGAGATGACGAGGATTATGGGTATTGTCATGCACATGCAGACTTAGTTCAGTTATTTGAGG